GCAAGAGAGGAAGCCGACAAATACCAGCAATTCAAGCATGCCTTGGTTACCGTTTTGCAACTTGGTTGGATCAACCCTGCCATGGCGACCGCTGATCACCTGATTGAACGGGTGGTTGAACTGGTGACAATGCTCAAGGCCAGTGAAGATAAGGTGCTTGAACTTAGCCACATGTCAGCGCAGCACAACCTTGACCATCGGACTATGTTAGAACGGCTTATTAACCCGGCATGGAACGACACGCACCCCGGCGAATTGGGATACCTTTACAGCCTTCTTGCCGATACGCTTGCCGCTGGTAAGGAAGCAAGGGAACGGCTAGAGCGAGAGAATACCACTGAAGCCGCCCGCGCCCCGGTCATGTCGACAATCTACGCCGGTGAAATGTCACATACCGACGTGTTCGAATACCCGCCCGATGCCGTCGAGTTGCCTGCGGAACCTGTGGGCAAGGCGGTCTTTGAATGCACCTTCGAATGGGCTCGCGACAATTGGGATTTGTTCGTCGATACCTTTGTACACAAGACCATTCACAACCCAACCGAAACGGGTGGTTACATCAAGGTCGTAACTAAGAGCTAATTAAATCACGGTAGCAACGAAAAAGGTGTTGACGGGGCCAATGGTCCCGTCTATTCTGTTTTTAACAACAGGGGATACCACCATGAACAACTACCGTGAACGTGCCATTGTAGCGCAGCTTGAAGCCGCTAAGTTCCGCAAGTCGTACATGAGCATGCAGGCCAATGAGGGTTTCCACGGCACTGATTACCCGGCCAGCGCTCTCAAGCGTGCCCACACTGCGGTTAAGATGGCCAAGTATTGGAGGGAGCGTGCATGAGGTTCAAAGAACAGATGACCGATGCCGACGTTATCAGAGCGGTAATGGAGGTCTATAAAGAAGGGTATGGCGACTATGCCACACCTTGCAATGCATACAACACCATGGAAAGTGCATGGGCGGAAAGCCTAGCACGGATCAACATGGTTGAGCTTTTCGGTGAAGCTTAAGTGCAATCAGTCGAGTTTATAAGGTCGCGGCCATGACGAACAATCTACGTGAATTTCAGAACGTTGACTATTCGGAAACTGAACAGCGCATAATGATGCGGTATGGCTTGGTGAGCGTCGGCAAAACAAACCTAGCTGAACAGATCATGCATGACGGTAAGGCTGTTGGGGGTAGTTCCCTTGAACAGGGCACCCACAAGATGATTATCACCGGTGTTGATATATTGCCCCCGGTTGAATGGGATGGCTACACTAACAACCTTGTTCCCGGCGATAGCGATAATCTCTTGGAGGCTATGGCGCTTACTATTGACAGCTTACAAAACGCTAAGGTGTCAGCCGACGATTTTAGGTCTGCCCTTCAGGCTAGCCGTGAACGCATTCCGGTAACTACGGGTAACGACTTGTACACCATAAGCCACGGCGGCAAGGGTGGAAAGATGCGAGGCCCTAAGGGCGGTGGAGCCCAACGGCTTATGAAGCGCCGGGCGAAGAACAAGGCAGCACGGAAGGCGCGGCGTCATGGCTAGCAACCCTCTAGATTTGGAAGTAGTCATTCCACACGGCAATCCTAACGCGGCATTGCATATAAGGTTTGCGGGTGATTATGCCACGTTCTGCGGGCGCTTATGCGACGGATGGATTAAGTCTGATACGACTATCCCGCAAGCAATTGCAAGCGCCTACACCTGCAAGAATTGTATGAAGGCGATGGTTAAATGAAAGTGGAAGAACCAAAGGTATCAATCACCTTTACCAAGTCAGAGCTTTGGGAGCTTATGACAAACTTTACCATGTCTTTTGAAAGTGGTCACCCCGACAACAAGAAAGCTGATAAGGTTTCATCTAAGCTCCATAAGGCATATGATAAGGTGATAAACAAATGAGCAAGTGTGACACCCGGTTTAAGTCTCTGGCTTTTCACATGTTGCCCTCGGGTATCTGGTGGACAGCCAAGGGTATCAATAGTACATACCATATAGCCCTTCAGCATGGTCCCGATGGCCAAGGCTTGGGAACGTATAGCGTTCTAGGCTTGCGAGACGACACCACGGTTGGGAGCGGGGGTTATGTCTATTTGGCAGACGCCCGCACGGTTTGCCAGTTGGACCATGAGGCCCGGTTAAAGGAGTGGCTAGCATGAAAATGATCATTCATGGCGCGATATATGACATTCCTGTTTGGTGGCTCGGGAAGGTTATCACTCCTTGCCGCCTCGCAACCATATTGGCGAACCTCTAATGACCTACAAACCCGGTGATCAACCCGACCCCGCATTTACAGCATTCTTCTCTGGTGACTGGCAAAAGCTATTAGAGCGGGTTGTTATCCCCGGCACCGATGGTCAAGTCTCATGGGATCGTAAGGCCGCGTTCATAACGTGGAAGCTGATGAATGAGGGCCACGGCTACGACTTCGGCAACGTATGCGAGTTGCTAGGGCTACCCTACTATGTGCAACAGGCGGGGCGCGGCACTCGGGAGACGCCTATTGATTGGGCTAAGGTAACCCATGTTCCGTCTGGCGGATGGGAACCGCCGTCTAAGCTTTTAAAGCCTAACCCGATTGCAGAACATGCCTTCAGTCACCCCAGCACACGCGGTCAATCGGCTGAACCTGTGGGCACGCAGAAACTTGCCAAGGCATTAACCATACTACTTAACCACGGCGTAACCACGGGTAAGTCATGGGCCGATGATGATTGCACCCCCACACCGGGCGGTGTACCTTTGGAATTTAATAGCAAAGATCACCCGTAACGGGGTGCTGATGGTTGTAACCATCCGGGGAACCCTAGCCCCGCTAATCCGTAGGCGCGGGCGTGTCGGTGGTCGGCTGCGATAATAGCCGCAAGGGTGAAGAACCCTATAACTCAAACAAAGGTGACTTATGACAGACTTCCCCCAGCTTGCAAGCTACGATCTCAACGCCTCGGCTTCCGTTGCCAACATTCGCACCAACGGCGAACTGATTGCGCATGTTCTCGGTATGCTCACAACCAACTGTCACGCCGCTAGTTATAATCGCGGCTGGTGGCACGATCCTATCACCGGTACGTCGCTTATACCAAATGCCGAAAGTCTTTTCGGTGAAGAGAGTATTGATACACTCGACGCGATGCGTAAGGCTTGGTTCCCGTTCGTGGTCGGCGCCAAGCTCAACCTTATTCATGACGAAGTTTCGGAAGGCTCCGAAGCGTTCCGCATGTCCAAAATGGATGACAAGATTACGGCTTTCGCCGGGATTACTGCGGAAATGGTCGATGCAGTTATTCGCATTGCGGACCTTATGGGTATGATGCAGTACGCGGCGGCCGAAGGCATTCTTATCGATCTCGGGCCAGAAGCCTACCGCTTTACGGAAACGTTCGATCTTGGCGGCGCCTATCTGGCCAAGACCCCCTTCAATGCAGCCCGGCCGGATCACGATCTAGCCAAGCGTGAGGAGAATTGGGGCAAGGGCGGCAAGCTTTATTAATCCCGGTAGCTATTGACAAGGTAGCAACAACAAAATAAGGTGTCACTGTTCAACAAGAGCGGTGACACAATGCCTAAGCACAAAATGAAGCCTGTAAAAGTCGGTTCCGTGGTGGCGTTCAATGAATTGCCCGATGCGGTATGGTTCGAAGTTCTGTCTATCGACGGTTTTAATCTCACGATCCGCGAACACGGCACCGACTATGCAACGCAGGTCATAGACAAAGGTTATGTTAAACAGGTGAGTTGACACGGTAACGCCCCGGCCTTATGGTCGGGGTGTTCTTTTATGGAGCGGTGATAATGCATAAGATCGAATTGAATTTTAGAGAGCTTATGCTCTTGTTGCAGACGGTCGAACATCGCCGCTTGCAAACCGAGAACCCAACACTCAAGGCGCGGTTAGTGGAACTAAACGCCAAGATAGTTGAACAGGTGATGACATGATATGCAAGGGTTGCAGCGGCAAAGGTATGCGGGTTCCGTTCTTTTCGTCTCGGGTAGAGACGTGTTCCGAATGCGGGGGCAAGGGTAAGGTTCCTGACTTCTGTTATGTAAGCGTTGACCGTAACGGCCGGGCAACATATCGTGCGGTGGGTTTCGGTGGCGAACCTTGGCGATATAACCTAGAAGGTGCTAGGAACTACGCCGAAGGTATTCGACGTGGCAGCGCCACGCACAAACCTAACGCGGTAATAAGGGTTTACCTAAAATGAGAACAAAGCGCGGTGGCTATGCAAAGAAGGCCACGGTCGGACGGCCACGGGCCAAACTGAAGGCCAAAGTTAGCGGTGGTGGCAGTCTGGTGATTAGGGTGGCGCATAAGCTCCCCGATATCATCCGGCTAGCTGCGATCTCTGGCCAGATCGAGAATTGGCGCACCCTCGGGCCGCTTCGGCCGATTGAGCCCCTGAACGCGGGCCTGAAGCGCTATCTAGGCGCCGGGCGGCGCTAATGGCTGATCCTACCGTTTACGGCCGATGGGATGCCGATAGTGAGCAACAGCTTGAACAATTGTGGGCAGCTAAGGTACGACCTGAAGCCATCGCCGCTTTGCTTGGTCGTTCTGTAGCCTCAGTAAGGCGTAAAGTCTGGCTAATGAAGCTAGAGGCTAAAAAGCCGGTAGAGCTTGAATACAGCGACGACGCAAACCGTTACATTGTTTGGGTATGCGACGAACTACACCACCAACAACGCGCATGGGGAATAATGGTTCAGGCTTGTGGCATTACCTATAATCGCGGTTATGATTTGCGTATGCGTGGTTACGTTCCAACAGTCACAGAAATTGACGCGATGTTAGAATATGTCGGATACCAGTTCGAATTGGTTCCGATCAAAGGGAGTGCCCACAATGGCCCCGATAAGGGTGACGCCTGAATACCGCCTGTTGCAAATGTTGGCTGATGCCGGGGGACCGGTAGAGGTTGCCAAGCACAACCACGCAACGGTGGAACAATGCGTTAACGAAGGTTATATTCAGTTGTATCCCTCGCGAACGTTGTTGCAATACTATATCACAACGGCGGGTTATGCCCGGTTGGAACAACTCAACGATAGGTGACGACATGGCCGATATGCCTAAGGATTTCGTAACGCTGGTGGCTGAGAATAAGCGCCTTGAAAGCGTAATCGAAGATCACAAGATCAACAACAATGAACAGGCTAGGCAAATCACGGACCTTGAGCGGAAGGTTGCCGACCTGTTGACCATGCGCAACGACCTTCAGCGGGCTAACAGCGACTATCTTGAACGCGCTCGGGTTAACCGGGCCAATGACCAAACTGTAATCGACAAGCTTACTGGTGATGTTCAATTCTGGCAACACCACAGTACACAATGGGCCAAGCACTACGCTGAATACCGGCAAGCGGCTGAACGCTGGATTTATGATATGCGTGGGTTTGGCAGGGTCGGCTTGCTGCTTGACGTTCTCATGGCGCTTATGACCTTTGCAACATTGTTCGGGTTTGTCGATCCCGTTTTTGATTTGCGGTGGTGGTAATGCAGCCGGAAGATTTCTTTAAGAAAATCCCGGCTGAAGAGGCCGATGAACACACGCACCAAGTCGCCCTGTTCTGTTGGGCGGCTATAAACCAAGTCAATGACTGGCGACTACGCCTCTTACACGCCATTCCTAACGGTGGTGAGCGCAACAAGATTGTCGCGTCACGAATGAAGGCGGAAGGTACGCGTTCGGGTGTGCCTGACATCTTCTTGCCTGTACCGGTCATCAACGAAAGTTTTACGGCTAACTATGCCGGTCTTTACATAGAAATGAAACGGCCAAGCTCCCGTTATAAGAAAAAGGTGGCAACCGACAAGTGGGACACGGGCGGCGTGGCTGATGAGCAAAAACAATGGCTCAACGATCTTGAAGCCATGGGCTATAAGGTGGTAGTTTGCTATCACTGGTATGAAGCCGCCAACGAAATTAAGTTCTATTTGACCGGAAAGGGTCTTGAAGAATGAACACGGTAGATGAAGTAACGGCGAACGCACAAGACCTTGCACAAGATGCCAACTCCGGAATTGAACGAACTAGCGCCCTGCTTCTTGGTGGTGCTGCAATCAATCTGGCAATCATCGCGGAAGCTATTCCCAAGCTTCTTGCAAGCAATCCCGACCCCAAGGCCCCATTGTCGCTGCGTGAACTGTCCAAGGAAGAACGCGAAACAATCGAGGCGCTACGGTCCGGTTCCTTTGTGGTTGTCCCTAAACGACCTTGACGCAGCCCCATACTGTGGGCTATACGGTAGCAATCAAAGCGGTGAAGGAATAAACAAAATGGCCGAAGTCGATAACTACCGGACGGTAGCTAATACACTTGCCGAACAACTCGGCGTGCAAAAACAGAACATTGCCAACGGTGAAGCTGCTATTGAACAGCTTGAAGCGCAAATTCAGCTTATCGTTCGCGATAACAATGCGCGGCGTGATAAAGCCGTTAGAATGTCCAAGCAGCTTACCGGCTTGACGATGCTCATCCGTCAACTTGAAGATGACGACATTGCAGAAGAGAGGGCGGCTTACGACAATGCTACAACGTTCCGTTAAACCATACTACCCCAAGGGGGACCATTGCCTATGGTCGGATATCATTTCCGACCTAACCCCGTTTCAGGCTCTCGGCCGCATCATGCAGTACGAGTATATTACCTTGGGGCTGGAAAGCAATCTAATGGGTATTACCTTGGGAACCAATCAGGTTGCCATTTGGCAAATCCGTGCGTTTGTTGACAAGTGTGTCAAACATTGGGAATTCAAACAGAAGGTTGCCGACATGTTCACACGGCCGGGGTTAACACTGCAATGACTTGTAAGTTCTGTGAAAACGCACGCCGGTTCTTTCGCAACGGTGTGCAGCGCTTGGCGCCGTTTACTGAGTATGACGACACCATGGGCAACACATACGTTGTAGCCAATGTGGCAATGGTCATGGTCGGTTCAAACAACGCCTTGCACGTAAGTTTCGCCAACATTCCCCCAACCGTCGAAATGCGGCAAGATGGTAATTACATGGCGGTTGACTTTGCAGACGGTCAAGCCATGGGCTTCAAGGTAATCGCTAGTCGTAAAGTATTTAGTAACCGTTTCAGCTAGTCACGGTTGTAATCATAACGGCATTTGATAGGGTCATTTCAACAAGGAGTGACCCTAATGTTTTATACCAACTCAATTATCTACGCCGTGGTTATCGTTGGTCTAGGTCTTGGCGCCGTTCACTTGATGAAGGTTGCTGAAGCAAACGAAACCGCAACGGCTACCGTCTGCATTGGCGAGATTTGCGCGACTGCCACCGCCGACGCCTCGGCCGGGCTTGCCCTCTGCCGGAACCTCTCAAAATCCATCGAGATTGCGCCGGAAAGCGCCTGTGGCCGGGTGTTGGGCCTGCGCTGAGACTTTGCCCTTGCCAAATCGCCTTTCGCCTGCCTATGGTGCGCTATTCCTTAATGCGACGTTCGGGGCTAACCCGACGCACACCGGCCAAACCCCGGCAACCTGTGGGCAGGTTATTAAATGGTTCGTTTCGGGCGTAAATCGTCCTATCGGCTTGGTCGCCGGTTGAAGTCCGGCGCTAAGGCCCGGCTTGATTACATTACATATCTTCAGTCTGGCGCAGACGGTAAAGACGGTGGCAATGTGCTACCTCCCGGCCAGCTTTCCCGCGCAAGTTTTGACCTTGGCGGGTTGATGCGGCTTCAGCTTACGGCAAAGAAAGCCCTACAGCAACGCTTTGACCTTGGCGGATCAATGAAGGTCAATCTAGGTATCCCGCTGCGTATCTCGGCTAACTTTGGCCTTGGCGGCGAAATGGAACTGCCCACGGTCAACGTTATTCAACGGCTTGCCGCAACATTCGCCGGTGAAGGTGAAATGCGCGTTGGCCTATTCCCGCCAAACCGTCTCGCTGCTCGGTATGAACTTGGCGGCAACATGCAGGTCAACCTTAAGCGTTCTATTGCGCTTCTGGAAAGCTTTGACCTTGGCGGCAACATGTCGGTCAACGTATCACGGCCCCCCACTCGCATTCAAGCTAAGTTTGACCTTGGTGGCGCCCTCAAGGTTAATGTTCCGCTAGCAACTAAGATTGCAGCCAAGTTTGATCTTGGAGGCCTAATGGTTGCACGGGTAGCAAAACCCGCGATCTCACTGCGGGCGCTTATGGCGGCTGAAGGTAGCTTTAAGGTCAACGTTAATAACACCCCGGTTGCTGACATTGATTATCTTATTGTTGCGGGCGGCGGCGGCGGCGGCGTTTCTGACAATTTCCGGGGTGGTGCTGGTGGTGGTGGCGCCGGTGGTGTTCGCACGGGTAAGATCGTGCTTGCTCCTAATACATACCCCGTTGTTGTTGGTAACGGCGGCGCGGCGGAAACGGCAGGCGGCAATTCGTCTATCAACGGTATTGTTTCAACGGGCGGCGGACGCGGTTCAAGCTCGGGAATGGGCGGCATGGTTGCCGCTGGTGCTGGGGGTAGCGGCGGCGGTGGCTGCGGTGGTACTGACAACAGCGTAAAGAACGGTTTGCCGGGCGCTGCGGGATCGTCGGGGCAGGGCAATTCCGGTGGTGCTGGTGGTAATCTTACCGGGACCGGGTTCCCGCCTGCGGGCGGCGGTGGTGGCGGTGGTGGTGCTGGTGCTGTTGGTGCTACTGCACCTAACACCGTAAACTTTGGCGCTGCACCCGGCGCGGCGGGTGGTGCAGGCGTTGCTAGCTCCATTAGTGGAACTTCTACAGTTTATGGCAGCGGCGGCGGCGGCGGTGGTAACGGTAGCCCCGGTGGTAACGGTGGTTCCGGCGCGGGTACTGGTGGTAATTCCGACGTACCGAACGCCACAAGTGCAATTGCTAATCGCGGTGGTGGTGGCGGCGGTGGCGGCTCCACTGAAACCACTGGTGCAGGCGGCGCCGGTGGCTCGGGTATCGTTATTATTCGTTACCCCGGCGCACCACGCGGCACTGGCGGCACAATAACAACTGTGGGCAGTGACACCGTTCATACGTTTACGGCAAATGGTTCGCTTGTTATTGCCGAACCACCACCATCATTTGTTAACAGTGAAGCTCTTGCCGTTTACAATGCAATGACGGTTAAGCCGAACAATACCCGTGCTGCACTTATCGACGGTATTGTTGGCGATCTCAAGACGGCCGGGCTTTGGGCCAAGCTTGATACGTTCTACCTCCTATGGTCGCACGATGCACAAGCCGCCCGCGTCAACTGGATTAATCCGGCGAAGTTTGGCCTAACAGTTCAGGGTGTGCCGGTCTTTACTGCCAATAACGGTTATTCGGGTAACGGTGCGGGTTGTCTGCTAAGTGGTTTCGTGCCATCGGTTGAGGCCGCAACGTCCAAGTTTACCCGTAACGACAGCGCGGTTTTTGTGCATTCGCGTGACGTTACAGATCGTCCACAGCTTGATATTGGCATTGAAAACTTTACCGGCATTCTTGGTTGGAATGCAACTAACGGTAACCGTGGTTCTGTCCATAGTATCGGGGTAACTATAGAAACTGCTAATGCCATGACGGCGGGCACGGTTGCTATTAGTCGTGCTACCGGTGGGAATACACAAGCTTTCCAGCGTAACGACACACGCAATAGTTCAACGGCAACTTCGCAGGCGGCATCTGCCCTGCAATTGGCTGTTTGTGGCCAAGTTGCAGCGGGACCAACTTACGTTTATTCCAACCGCATTCTAAAAGCTGCGGGTTGGGGGGCTAATTTGACACAGGCTGAAGTGTCTGCGTTGAATACCATACTATACGCACGCATCCCATAAGCGCCATTGAAAGGAAAATATCATGGCATCGGAACTTTCTAACTACTTCGCAAATGCTGTTCTTGCATGGGTCAAGGGTACGGCTATGCCCACGGCCCCGGCTGCGGTCTATGTTGGCCTTTTCAACGGTGACCCGACTGTCACAGGCGGCGGCGGCACGGAAGTAACCACCACTATTCGCGTTGCCGGTCGTGTCGCGGTTACGCTTGGTGCAGTTGCCTCGCGTGCGGTCCCCAACAGTGCAATTGTTGACTTTGGTGCTGCGGCTGGTGGTGCAACGGTCACTCACGCCGCTTTGTTCGACGCGGCATCTGCGGGCAACATGCTTTCGTTTACGCCTCTCGACAATAGCCGCGTTATCGCGGCGGCCGATCCGGTGGTTATCCCCATTGGTGACTTGAACGTCAACTTTAACTAACTAAATCACGTTTAGCGCTTGACGGCGTTAAATCGGGTGAATAAGTTGGGGGTAGCTTAAATGGCTGCCCCCAATTTCGTTCACAGAGGTTTTCAAATCATGGCTGCAAAATTCACTCTCTCGGCTGCACACATTGCAACCCTTACCGCGATCTCGACGGCTCTCGCTGCCAACACCGCTTATCACGTTTCGCAGGCTGATGGCGCCGATCTGGTGAAAAACGGCTTCATCGAAATCAATCCCGAAATGAAGGACGAAGCAGGCAACCCCGCCGCTCGCCTGACTGACACCGGCCGCGCTGCCGTTCCTGCTGATGAAGCCCCTGCCAACACGACCCCGGCAACGACTTCCCCGGCTCTGTCTGCGGTTTCGTTCGTGATCTCGACGGCGGCTGTTCTGCCCGATATCAAGCGCGGCGGCGGCAACACCAAGCCACGTGAAAGCAAGTACCCGCTTAAAGACATTCCACTTGGCGGCGCTCTCTTCCTTGCATACCCCGGCATTTCCGCCGACGACGCAAAGAAGCTTTCGAAGCAGTTCGGCTCCACGGTCGCGACCTTCAACAAGGACAACACCGACAAGTATCTCACTTCGCGCACCATTGAAGACGGCAAGGCTGCTGGCTTTGAAGGTCGCAATGAAGATGGCACGCCGAACCCCGATGCATACGCTGGTGTTGCCGGTATCGCCATCTATCACCGCCCGCTTTCTGAAAAGAAGGTCCGCAACGTCAAGCCTAAGGCGGCTCCCGCTGCTGAAGGTGAAAACGCTGGCGAGAACGGCGCCGCTGCATAAACCTAGCTGGACAAGCGCTAGGTTGGCCGGAAGGGTCAAGGGTTGCAGCCCTTGGCCCTTTTCTTTTGCGCCCGCTCGCTGTAGCCTGTGGGCAACTCCCCCTAGAGGCCAGACCATGAAAAACCTTACAACCGAATTGCTGCTTACGGTGGCAACGGCCAAGTCTGACATTAACAATGTCAACTCTGTCATTACCTCGCTGCAAATGTTCGGTGCTGCTGCCGGGCTCGATCAGCCACACAGGCTCATTCAGTACCTAGCGCAGCTTACACATGAAAGCGGCGGCTTCCGCTATGATCGTGAACTATGGGGACCAACACCCCAGCAATTGCGTTACGAACGCGATTTTACTAAACCGTGGTCGAAAGACGATCCGCGCAACAAACTCGCATTTCAGCTTGGAAACGTCAATAAGGGTGACGGCCGCAAGTTCGCTGGCAAGGGTCCAATACAGTTAACCGGACGCGGCAACGTGACACGGTTCTATGAATGGGCAAAGCTCAAGGGGTTCAACCCTCCCAACTTCGTTGAAAACCCCGAACTGATCAATACCGACCCATGGGAAGGGTTGGCGGCTATCTGGTATTGGGATATCGGAAACCCAACCGGCAAGTCGTTGAACCGTTACGCCGATCAGGGTGACAACGAAATGATTACGCGTCGAGTTAACGGCGGCGTCAATGGTCTTGCAGATCGCTTGACTAAGTACACGCAACTAGGGCTTGCATACCTTGGTTACCCGTTCACGGTCGATGGTATCAAGGCATTCCAAACGGCAGCGCAGACTAAGGGTTGGTACTCAAGGGAGATTGACGGCGATGACGGACCGGGAACTAGGGCAGCAATACATCAGGCATTGGTTGCAATCGGCACACTTGCTATTGCTGAGACGAAACCCGCCCCGGTCACAGAAAATGTTCCGATTGCTCCTAAGGGAGCGGAAGCAGTAGCAGTTACACGAACCTTTGGTATTGGCGGCGGCATTACAATGCTTACCGGGTTCTTCGCGGATATCGATGACGTTTACAAGGTCGCACTTGTGGGCTTTACAGTCGTTGCCCTTATCGTGATCGTCTGGAAACAAGAATTGATTGCGTCAAGGGTCAAATCAGCTATTAAGACGTTCGGGCTCGGGAACTAGCGCCGTGCAAGTACCATTTTTAGATTATTGGTGGCTGGCGCCCCTTGCGGGCGTCGGCTTTGTGGCCTATCGCTTTCTAGGCTGGCGCGGTCTTTTAGCCGTTGTCACTTTGGGGCTAGCAGGCGGTATATACACCAAAGGTAAGACAGATGAACGGGACCGTAATGAACGTGATCAACAAGACCGTGAAGCCAAAGCTAGAGCAACACGGCAAGAAGTTGAAAACGACATTGCGAAACGTGACCCTGATGTTAGGCGCAACGATCTTAATAAGTGGTTGCGCGACGACTGATTTTTGCGCCGGTTGGCGCCAAATCAATCCATCTATTAACGACGTATTCGGGCCACCGTCAAACGGTCGCCCTAGTACTGGTGATCAGATACTTGCCCACAATGAATATGGGGCAAAGGCATGCGGTTGGGGACCGGGGATTTAGTGGAACCTATTGAACGGCTGGCAATTGACGTGCAACAGCTAAAGCTAAGGTTGGACGACCTATCTAGCAGGGTAGGCACGTATGAGGGGAGGCAAGCCACCTTAGAAGGTAAGCTTGACCGTCTCAACGAAATCTTTGAGCTTAAGTTGTCGCTAGTAAACGCCAGCATAACCGCAACGAACGTTGCCTTGACGCAGACTGGCAAAACTATCGGCAGTTGGTCTAAGCTGATGTTCGCAGTCTTTATGGCCATCCTAGCACCGGTTGTTGGTGTTGTGGTCATGTTCGCGCTTTCGGGTGGTTTCAAAGTTCTACCTGCTTGACCGTTGCGGTTGGTCGCCTGTAAGGTGACCTTATGAGCGCACCACAAACACCTTGGCAAATGTTCGCAGACCCCGACCGCAAGCGCAAGTTTGCGGCTTTGCTGCGTGAACGCCCTGACAATGACAACGCCCGGTTTGAGGCGGCTTGCCTGTCCTTCCCGGATGAAGCCGACGCCCAATTGTGCATGAAGGCCATGCACGAGTGGCCCCGCGATCCTATCGTTATTCAGGAACTAGCCCGGCTCGCCAAAGCAGAGGATGCCGCCGCGCTTCCCGGCCGCGATCAACAGGCCCGTGACGTGTACCGGCTAGCGGCCGATGCCACCAAGTCAGTTGACGACCGCCTGAAGGCGCATAAGCTCTATGCCGATCTCATGGGCCACGTTAAGAAGGAACCGGCCGGGGCTGGCATATATATCGATAACCGGCGCGTAATGATGATGCCACCGGCCGCTAACACCATTGATGAATGGGAAGCGGGCGCCACCAAGCACCAAGCGGGTTTAGTTATCGATGCAGCCAGCACCCTCGCCAACCGTTGAGGTAGTTTGGCAACCAATCCCTAATTCCAGCCAAGCACTTGCGCTAACCGCGCCGGTGCAAAGCTTGTTGCTGACTGGTGGACGTGGTTACGGCAAGACCGAAGCGCAGCTTATGCGGTTTCGCTCCCGTGTGGGCATTGGCTACGGCTCCCATTGGCGCGGTATTATCTTTGATAAAGAATACAAGAACCTTGACGACTTGGTTGTCAAGTCGCGCCGTATTTTCGAAAACCTTGATAAAGGTCACGCGAACTTCCTAGCCAGTAACTCCGCTTTTAAGTGGGTATGGGATACCGGTGAAGAGTTGTTGTTTCGTGCTGCGCAGGATGAAACTGACTATTGGGATTACCACGGCCACGAATACCCGTTTATCGGTTTCAACGAACTAACCAAGTATTCCAACAATAAATTCTATAACATGATCCAGTCCACTAACCGTAGTGGTTTTGATCCCGTCCAACATACCCCCAAGGTTACTAGCGATAATTACGCCGCCGTCATGTCTCATGAATGGGGCCGCGATGTTCAGGTAGGTGACTATGACACCCCCGATGGTCAACCGTTGCCACCGATCCCGCTTGAACTGGTATCGACTACTAACCCATATGGTCCCGGTCACAATTGGGTAAAGTCTGAATATATCGATCCGGCGCCATATGGTAAGATAGTAAAGCGAACTACCCGCATCTTTGATCCAAAGACGCAGGAAGAACTTGACGTGACCCGAACACAGGTGACGCTATTTGGTACGTTCCGCGAAAATCCTTACCTGTCCCCGCTGTATATTGCAAAGCTGTATGAAGAGACAGACGAGAACATTCTAAAGGCTTGGCTTACCGGTGATTGGGATATTGTTGCCGGTGGTGCGTTTGATGACGTGTGGAAGAAACATATTCACGTTGTACCACGCTTCAAAATCCCGGCCGGTTGGTATGTTGACCGTGCCCTTGATTGGGGTTCGACGCACCCGTTTTCCGTTGGTTGGTTTGCTGAAGCCAATGGCGAGGAAGTCACCTTGCCAGATGGTTCGACCTTCTGCCCACAACCGGGCTCTATTATTCAGATCGGGGAAATCTACGGGGCCGAAAAGCTTGGCACCAACGTTGGTAAAAAGTGGGGCGCCAAGAAGGTTGCCACTGAGATTGTAAAGTATGAAAAAGAGTTGCGAGAGGGCGGTTGGATTGCCGGGCTGATTTGGCCGGGGCCTGCTGACAATCAGATTGCTAACGTTGTCGAGAAAGACACGGATACTATTGAAAAGATATTCCGTGACAATGGTGTCGAGTGGGAGAAATCAGACAAGTCACCGGGGTCACGCATAAACGGCCTTGAACTGATGCGTAACCGTATGACCGCTGCCGTTAACAAAGAAGACCCCGGTATGTACTTTATGGACAACTGCCGGGCTTCTATTGCGACCATTCCTATCTTGCCCCGCGATGAAAAGAAGATAGACGACGTTGATACTAGCGCTGAAGATCATGCCTATGATATGGCTAGATATCGGGCGCTTAAGGGCAACAACCGCACGGCTACCGTTATTCACATAAACTTCCCGAGGTAACGTCATGGCCCTGAAGCCTGCAAAGAAAGCACAACCTGCCCCCCGGTCGGCAGGTTACACTAGCCGCACTCCGCGCCCGGCGCAGACCCGCCCGGCGCTTGTTGCCCCGGTAACCGTGCAATTCAAACGCAAGGAACTTGTTGACATGCTCGACAAGTACAACCTTGTAAACGACTGCATTACGGGGAGTACGGCGGTAAAGGCAAAGCGGCAAAAATACTTGCCCATGCCAAACCCGGAAGATACCAGCCCGTCAAATCAAACGCGGTATGAAGCGTACATAACCCGCGCCGTGTTCTACAACGTCGGTCAAGGCACGCTCAAAGGATTTGTGGGCAGCGTCTTTGAGGTTGATCCCGTCATAAACGTCCCGACACTTATTGACCCGGTTGTCAAGGACGCGGACGGTTCGGGTGTGTCGCTGGTGCAGTTGGCGCAGAAGAGCGAAACGGCGGTGCTGGCCAATGGTCGCGCCGGGCTACGTATCGACTTCCCCGAAAGCACGGGGCCGGTAACCCGTAAGGATCAAACAGACGGTAAGGTTCGCCCGACCATCCATCATTACGAACCTACCTCAATCATCAACTGGCGCACTAAAATCCGTGGCAACAAAACGGTGTTGTCGCTGGTGGTGCTTGAAGAAAACTATGAAGAATACGACGTTGGCGGTTTTGCCGTTCAACCAAGTGTTCAATACCGTGTCTTGCGGTTGGATGAAAACGACGTTTACCGCCAAGAGCTTTGGAAGGTCGTAAACGGTATGCTTGATACCGTACCAAAGGTCTTTACTCCGCTAGACAGCAAGGGGGCTTTCCTCAACGAACTGCCCTTTACGTTTATTGGCGCGGTTGACAACTCTGTCACCATTGATGAACCCCCAATGTTCCCATTGTGTGACCTGAATATTGCTCATTACCGCAACAGCGCGGATTATGAGGAAAGCGTTTATATTACCGGGCAATCAACCCCGGTCGTCTCTGGTATCGATCAGCATTGGTACAAGGAGATTATGAAAGAGCGCATCAACTTTGGTTCCCGAGGCGGCATTGCGCTGCCCACAGGCGCCAAGGCTGAACTACTTGAAATGGTGGAGCGTACGGCAGCGTTTGCCGCCATGGAACACAAAGAAAAGCAGATGGTGGCGCTAGGCGCCAAGTTGGTAGAGACGAAGCAGGTTCAGCGCACGGCAACTGAAACAAGCACCGACGCGGCTAATGAAACAAGCATCTTGCGCACGGTAACAGATAACGTTTCCGCTGCTTACCGTTTTGCGCTGGAATGGTGCACGATCTTTGCCGGTGAACGCACCGTGTTTACAGATGCGAAAACTGCTGGCGACGACAAGAACGCGGTTGTGTTCTCGCTGAATACTGATTTCAACATTGCCACGGCGTCACCCGAGGAAGTCAATTCAGCAATCAACGCATGGCAGAAAGAAGCTATTACTTATACTGAAATGCGTACGGTGTTGAAGCGGGCAAAATTGGCAACACAAGACGACAAGGTTGCAAAGGCGGAAATACAGTCAATGCGTATGGATGATGGCGACACGGACCCGAACACCGGGCTCCCTATTCCGCGTTCCGCCCCAATCGTTACGGCGGGTGACGAGTGACAACCTTTGACGCATACGTACGCCACCAAGTCTATGTGGAGGGGTATAAAAACCACCAAGCGCAGGATGCAGACACACTCTACGAAGAGATAACGGCTGCAATCATCCTGTCACTTAATAAGCTTGCCATTACCAATATGGGTGAGCTTACCAAGAAGGTGCTTAACGGTTTGGTGCGGGATGTTAACACCCGCATCAAAACCTTGTTCGGTCGGCAGGTTGAGCTAACCACGGAACAAATCAAAGCGTTTATGAATGTCGATTTCGGCATAATGGGAGCATTGACCCAAACCGCTAGCGGCAAGCCAGTACCGGTAAACACGATCAACAGGGAACGGGCATGGACAACCATGCTCAATGATCCCATTGCCGGTGTCGGTATTGATCCCAAGGGCGCTTTCATCGAGGCGCAAGCCGCGCTCCTTGCCGCCGTAGCTCAATTGCTACGCGGTTCATGGGCTGACAATGTTGAAATGGCTGCATTGACCCGGCTGCTTGTGGGCACTAGGTCGCTCAACTACAAAGACGGATTGCTTACACGACAACGGCGCCGGTTCGCTACGGTCGTTGAAACGTTTGTGCAGCATGTCTCAACCGGGGTATCATTCCAGCTAGGTAAGCTAACCTCAACGCATTACACATGGGTTGCAATTCTTGACAGTCGTACAACCGAAATTTGCCGTAGCCGTAACGGTCAAAGCTTCGAATATGGCAAAGGCCCCCGGCCCCCGGCGCACTGGAATTGTCGGTCGTTTACCATACCACAGACGATTGTTAAGCTTGACGATATCCCCACATTCTATACATGGGTCAAGCGTCAACCGGCCGGTGTTCAGGATGACGTTCTAGGCCCGGCACGGGGGCGGGAGCTTCGCGAAGGTAAAATTAGGTCGGACCAATTGCCCGGCTTTGACCGGGCTAGGCCGTTGACGGTTTCCCAATACGGCGATAAGTTGAATAAAATTCTAGATGAGGTTGCATAAATGGCTTTGAAATCACGTATTACCGCTAAAACCGAATTCGACGCTTTGGCTGATAATCTGAAGCTGGAATACAAGGAAGAAAACGGCGTCTGGCTGCTTCAGTCCGACGACGCGGCCGAACTGCGCCGGGCCAAGGATGACGAGGCCTCCCGCCGTCGTGCGGCCGAAGATGAGCGCGACCAACTGCGCCGGGATAAAGACAAGGCGGATCGTGACGCGGCTGCACTCAAGGAGGAAGCCGACCGGGCGGCGGCGCGTAAGGCTGGTGACCTGAAGGCGCTGGAAGATACACTTACGGCGCAGCACAACACAGCATTGAACTTGGTCAAGGCCGATGTCACCCGCCTTGAAGGTGCGCTTCGCCATGCACTGGTAAACGGCAAGGCTGAAGCCATTGCAGCCGAAATCTCGACTACCCCGGAACTGCTTGTTCCGCTCATTGCCGCCCGGCTCGACGCGGATATTTCCGGCACTGTCGGAACCACCCGCGTTAAGGATGCGGCCGGTAACGTAAGTCCGACCTTGACAATTGATCTTTTGAAAAAAGAGGTTGTTGACAACCCCAAATACGCCGCTATTATCAAGGGCACGAACGCGTCGGGTGCTGGTGGCAACGGTGGCGGTTCGGGGGGCGGCGCTCCTTCAGGTAAAAAAATCACAGACATGAATGAAGCGGAAAAGAAGGCGCATTACAACGCCGACCCGACCGCTTACCGTGCGCAAGCTTTGGCCGAAGGGCTCAAGGTTCGCGCTTAACCTTTAGGATACCGCACCATGGCAACTACTCGCCTTTCTGATGCCGTCGTTTACGACATTTACGACGGCTACGCGCAGGTTGACAACCCGGAAACCTCCGCGTTGGTTACCTCTGGCATTGTCTCCACGTCTGAAGTGTTCAACACCATTGCCACCGGCGGCGGCAAGACCGGTCATATGCCGTTCTGGAACGATCTTGATCCAGACAGCGAACCGAACTATTCCAACGACGACCCGGCCGACATTGCCGTACCGGAAAAGATCACTTCCGGCGAAATGCAATACCGCAAGGCATGGCTGAACAAGGGTTACAGCGATATGGACCTTGTGAAGGAACTTACCGGTTCCGACCCAATGGAACACATTCGCAACCGCTTCGGCGTTTATTGGAACCGGCAGTTTGAACGTCGCGTGATCGCGGCTGCTGTTGGTATCATGAATGACAACATTGCCAATGACGGCGGTGACATGACGGTCGATATTTCCGGTCTTGCCGGTGATGACGCCGTTTTCGGTTCAGACGCTTTCATCGACGCGGCCTATACGGCCGGTGACCGTGCAAGCCAGTTCCGGGCGATTGCCGTCCATTCTTCGATCATGGCACGCATGGTCAAGAACGACGAAATCGTTTTCATTCCCGATAGCGAAGGCGGTCTTACCGTCCCGACCTATAAGGGCCGTATCGTCATTGAAGATGACATGATGCCGGTTTCCGGTGGCGTTTACACGTCCATCCTTTTCGGCGCCGGTGCATTTGCCTTTGGCGGTCTTGAAGGTCACGCTTTCGCGTTCGGCTCGGGTATCCCCCGCGTTGCATCCGAAGTTGACCGCACCCCGGCCGCTGGTAACGGCGGCGGTCAGGAAACGCTTTGGGAACGGCGTACTTGGTTGCTCCATCCGTTCGGGTTCTCATGGGTTGAAGGCACCATCGCCGAATTCTCCCCGGCGCTGGCGGAACTTCGCCTTGCGGCACACTGGAACCGTGTGGTTCCTCGCAAGTCGGCACCGTTCGCCTTTATCAAATCGAAGGCCAACCCGTAAGGGTTTAGCATTCGGGTAACGGCATTGGCCCGTCGCTGGTAACGGCGGCGGGCTTTTCAGTAAGGGAACCTCAAATGACAAAACGACTAATCAAGACCCGCAAGGACCATCGGCAGGTTCGTGCCGTGATGAATGAAAGCACGGTAACGCAGACATTGACCCCGGCCGCTGGTGCGCTCGCTGCTGGCGTCATTGGAACACCACGCGCCAACCAAACCTTTGCCCTGTCTGCACCTGTGGGCAATGCGAAGTTTTCGGTTTCTGCGGGTGCATTGCCTGCGGGCCTGTCGCTCAATGCAACCACCGGCATTCTTTCTGGTACACCGACCGGACCGGCTGGCAACGCTTCCTTTAGCGTTCGCGGAACCGATGACTTTGGCAACACCAAGGTCAACGCATACACCCTTAACGTCACGGTCTAATCGCCGTATAACTTGGAGCAACTACAATGTTTAAACTCGACAAACGGCAGCAAGTTCGCGAACACCGCAAGGCCGTTAACGCTGGTGAAGCCGTTGACCCCGTAATTCAGTACGGCACCGACGAAAACGGCGCTATCATTGGCGATGACGGCAAGACCCCTGTTGATGGCACCGCCCCCGGTGGTTTCGATAAGGGCGCAGTCAAAACCGAAACTGAAGAAAACAAGCCATTCGACTATGGCACCCTCGGCACCCATTCCGATCTCGACGGCGAAAAAGGCCTCAACGGTCGCGAAAAGCCGGAAGGCTGGGATACCAAGAAGGTAGTTGAAAAGCAGGCTTGGCTTGCCGACAACCGCCCCGCGACGAATGAAACCACGGCCCCTGCCACCAACGGCAACGGCTGGTAAGGACTAAACCATGGCCTTGATTGTTGAAGACGGTACGGTTGTTCCAACTGCTAACAGCTATGTTACGCGGGCTGACATCATTGCTTACGGCGCTGCACGCGGCGTAACATTGGTTGATGATGACGCAACCGACGTTCTCGGGATCAAGGCCATGGATAGTCTTGACCTTTACGCTAATCAATGGGTAGGCTCTCCCGTTCAACCGGGGGTGCAACCTCTCGCATGGCCTCGCAAGGGTGCAGTTCCCAACGGCGGAACCACGCCTTACGCTGAAGATGCAATTCCCGGTAACATTGCCAAGGCGCAACTTGCGCTAGCTTTGATTGCGTCAACCGGTGTTGATCTCTTGCCCACATTTAGCGCCGCAACGGGCTTTGTGAAGCGGGAGAAAGTTGACGTTATCGAAACCGAATATTCCGAAGCGGTAGCATTGCAAACGCTCGGCCAGCTTCCAACCATGCCCCTTGTTGACGCCCTGCTAGAGCCGTGGCTCGCTGGGGCGACGTTTGGCGGGCTTAAGACGTATCGGGTGTAGGTCGTGACCTTTGAACGCCAAATTGCCACCGCCGCCCGGCTGATCGCATATTACGGCGCCACCTGCACTTGGCGGGAGCCCGGCGAGCCAACGGGGCCGAAGTCTGCCCCGGTCCCCGGTGTCCCGGTCGATAATCCCGTGAAGATCGTCATGTTGACCAATGCTAACAACTTGAGCTTTGCCGGGTTGCTGGCCATGATCACCGACACCGAATTGCCGACCGGGGGCAAACGTGGCTTGATGGCTGCTAACATTCCGTTCACGCCGTCGCTCTCGGGTCGTATAGCCCTTGGTAACGTGTTCGCTGAACCGGCTCTTGGTTTGCTCCCTGAAAACGGGTTAGACCTTTTGGCACCGAACGGTGTCGAACCCATTCTTTATTACCTTAGGTTTACCGGCTGATGGCTTACACCTTCGATGAAGCTTACACGCTGATTACCGATCACCTGCAAACCAAATGGGATGCGGACGTTCCCGCTATTGTGGGCATTGCTGCCCCTGAACTACGGTACGAAGACGTAAAACTTAAAGAGAAGTTTACCAATACCGGCGCCCGGTTTGTTATGAGTAGCGTCACCAATCCCCAAGCCAATATGCGCAACGGTGAGTTTGGCCAGCGGTATGAGAATAACGGTGTAATCATCGTTCAGTGTCTCATTCTTAATGACACGGTAAAGGCTGCTGAAACGGCCCGAAAACTGTCGGAATATGTGCAAAGCATCTTTCGCGACCCCACATTTCCCGGCTGTTTTATCTTCCGAAATGTGCGTATAAATCGAGTAGAGCCCGAACCGCAATTCCTGTTGCGCAACGTGGTTGCTGAATACCAGTTTGACGAACTAACCTGAAGGATACGGCAATGGCCGATAACTGCGAACCCCGCAAGATTGACAGTAACCGCACCGGCCTATCCTTTGCGGAAACTATTTGCGGCCGACTGCCCTCTGTCGCTGAAGATGGTTACAACCCAACATGGTTTGAGTTGGAACCCAACTCTTACGATAGCATGGGCGGGGCACTTACCACAACGGCACGTTCGCCCCTGTCGGCTTCCCGACAGCGCAAGAAGGGCGTTGTTACCGACCTTACGGCCGGTGGTGGTTTCAATCAGGATTTCACCAAGTCCAATCACGACCGGTTGCTTCAAGGTTTCTTCTTTGCCGACATGCACCAGAAAGCGCAGACTAAGCCATTCAATGGCGAAGTTGTCGTGATCACGGGCGCAGACACAACCGGCGACACATACACCGCCCCTAACGGTCTTTCCCGTTTCCGCGCTGGCCAGCTTGTGCTTGTCTCGGGCTTCTTGAATACGCTGAACAACGGTGTCAAGCTGTTGAGTGGCGTGTCTGATGTTGCCATTACGGCAAGCACCAATCTTGCCACCGAAGTTGCCCCGGCTGGCGTCGAGATCAAGTCTGTAGGTTGGCAGCTTGCGGCCGCTGGTGCAAACATTGTCATGGTTGGCGATATCCCACAGCTTACGCTAACGACAACGCCTGTCGGTTCGACTGGCACGGTCACAATCACCACGGCAGTTGCCGACGACACCGTAACAATCGACGGCGTTGAATACACGTTCAAGGCCGCAATCGTTGACCCTTACGACGTTCTGATTGGCGCCAATGCTACGGCAACGGCGGCTAACCTTGCAGCGTCGATTAACGGCAACGTTCTCCGCACCCCGGCACACCCTACCGTTACAGCAAGCCCGGCGCTAGGTGTCGTCACGGTCAACCCCAAGATCAAGGGCACTTCCGGCAACGCCATAACACTAGCTGAAGCCTCGGCAGGCATTGCAGTATCGGGCGCAACCCTTACGGGTGGCACCGGCTTTAGCTTGCTTGAAACCGAACTGTTTGCCGGTGAGTGGCTTTACCTTGGCGCCGACGATATCGCTAACCGGTTTGTCAACAACAACGGTTATGCTCGCCTCGGATCAATCACCGATACCGTCGCGACGTTCGACAAGACGACATGGGCGCCGGTTGCCGAAACCGGCACCGGCAAGTCAATCCGCATCTATACCGGCGACACGTTGAAGAACGAAAAGCAGACGGAAGATGTTATTACCCGTTACTATGAATTCGAACGCACGCTAGGGCAGGATGCAGACGGCACACAGGCCGAATATCTTACCCGGTCGGTCGCCAACGAATTCACGCTGAACATTCCGCTTCCTGAAGGCGAGGATGCCAAACTAAACGCTGACTTGTCATTCGTGTCGGGTGACAGTGAACAGCGCGAAGGTTGGGAAGGTCGCAAGCCCGGCACGTTCATTCCGGCTTTGGGCGAAGATGCCATTAACACGGCGAACAACATTGTTCGTATGCGTATGGCTGTTATTGACCCGGCAACGACGCGACCGACACCGCTTTTCGCGTATATCGTTGAAGGCTCGATTTCAATCAACAACAACGTCACGCCGACTAAGGCTGTGGGCACGCTTGGCGCCATTGACGTTAACGTTGGCGATTTTGACGCCGGTGGTGAAGTCACGGCCATTTTCTCGACGGTCAAGGCAACCAAGGCCGTTCGCGCCAACGCGGACGTTACCTGTGATTTCATCGCGGCGGCCGGTAATGCCGGTTTCGTATGGGATTACCCGTTGCTTACACTAGGCGGCGGCGGTATCGAGGTTGAAGCCGGGGTGGAAATCCGGGTTCCGTTGGAACTGCTTGGTGCAGAAAACCCATTGGGTTACACCCTGCTTTATACAACTTGGTCGTACCTGCCCACACTGGCAATGCCAAAGCCAGCGACCGAATATTGATTGCCTCCCGGCAACGGGTGATATAAACAGAGGGACCATCTAGCGGTGGTCCCTTTTTCAATGGAGTAGTTTCGATGGGTCTTTATAACACATTCCAGTCAGACAGCGTACGGGAACGCGAGGGCCGTTGGTTCGAAGTCGCTGCGGCCGCAAACAACGACAAGACTATACCGGGCTTCAAAATGGCTCGCATGCACACCAATAACCCGGCCTATCAGGCGGCATTGGAGCGCATTTACAAAGAACACGGTTCGTCTATCGAAAACGACATTTTCGAAAGCGCCAAGGCTCGGCCGCTGTTGCTTCAGGTTTTCGCCGAAACGGTCATGCTCGATTGGCGCAATGTTCAGCCACTCGACAACGGCGTTGCAATCCCGTATTCGTCTGAAGCTGCTATTAAGCTTCTTGAAGATTTGCCGGACCTTTACGACTTGCTACGGGATTACGCCAAGAAACTCGGCTACTTCCGGCGCAAGGAGGAAGAAGAAGCAACAAAAAAGTCGCAGCCGCTATCCGATCTATCTTTGGAGCAGGAAGCGGAATAAGCGCGGCGGCGAGGCAAGCGGCAATCGCCGGTGATACTGAGTTTCTAGAAAAGTATGGCCCTAAGGAGGTAACCATACCAGCGGTATTGCAGCTTTACGTTCAAGCCTATCTATTACTTGATACCGAACGCAGCCAGTTAGAACACATACCTTGGTCCGCTTATGTTGCCTATGGTAAATACTACGGCCTAACTCGGGATCAAGTTGACACATTGATTGAAATCGGAATGTCGGTTGATAATGAAGTGTTAGTGGAACGGCAGAAGAAAGCGAACAATGGGAACGCTTAAAGGTTTGGCTAGCCGGATGAACCGGCTAGCTAATGGATTAGATAAGCAGTTGCTTACCAAGCGGGCCAAGGTCGCCCGCGCCGTTCTTATGGAGCTTCTGAACACCACCCCGGTTGACACGTCGCGAGCCGTGTCGAACTGGCGTGTTAGCGCCTCGGGTTCTTGGGGCGCCCAATGGATTGAAGCCCATTTCCCCGGCGCGGCCGGGTCCACCGCCGCCGCTTCGGCCGGGACCGCCATGAACCTAGCCGAAGGCGCTTTGCGTGCCGGAAGGCTCTCAGACGCCCTAGTCATTTTCAACTCTGTCCCGTATATTCGAAAGCTGAACGATGGTAGTTCGGCGCAAGCCCCTGCGGGGTTCGTTGAACGGGCCATACTAGCCGGACGGCTAGCGGCACGGGGCATGTAACCCCGGCATTATACGCGGGGCTTAAATGGCAGATGAAGCAATCCAGATTGTTCTTACAGGTCGTATTGACAGTAAGATTGCAACCAACATTCGCAACATCGCGGATGAAGCTTTGCGGGCTGATACCGCACTAGAAGAACTTAAGGCCACGCTTAAAAGCTTTTCCGCTGGTAACGGTATAAGCACATATAGCACCGATGTAAAGCAACTTCGGCAAGAACTTGCAAATGCGGTTCGTGATCAGAAGGCCCTAGCGGCGGCAACTAACACGGCGGCAACCTCGCTTAGATCGGCGGGAACCAACTCCAATAAACTTGCCTCCGAACTGAAAAAGGTTGAGGCCAACACCGGCCGGGCGACTGCGCAGTTTACGAACATGCGCGGCATTATGTCAAACCTTGTGGGCACGTTCGCAAGCTTCTTTGCTATTCAGCAATGGGCGCAAGCATCCGACGCGATGAAGTCTTATGAGAACCGCCTAAAGGTCGTTGGCCTTGAGGGCGACAAGCTCGACAAGACATTGGGCCGTATCAGCGAAGCGGCATTGCGTAACGGTCAATCTATGGATGGTCTTACGCAGCTTTACCAGAAGGTCGCATCGGCCGGTAAAGATATCGGCGCGTCACAATCTGAAATGCTCAACTTCATTGACGCGGTTGCTGCGGGCCTGCGTATTCAGGGCGCTTCCGCAACTACGGCCAACGGTGCGCTTATCCAGCTTGCGCAGGGTATCGGCGCGGCACGTGTTGAAGCGCAGGAATTCAACTCCATTGTTGAGGCAGCTTACCCGCTTGCGCAGGCAGCGGCTAAAGGTATCGACGGGTTCGCCGGTTCGGTCAACAAACTTCAATCGTTCATTCGTTCGGGTGGCACAATCACGGGCGCCCAACTCTTCCAAGGTATCTTGAAGGGGCTGGACGATCTACAGGGTAAGGTTGCTAAGACAGAGTTGACAATCGGGCAATCACTTCAGAACTTGCGCACGCGGTTTGAGCTTTGGACGCGAAGCACTGCTGAACAGTCCGGCTTGGTTGCCAAGGCTATCAACTTCATTGGTGAAAACCTTACAACGATCATCCCGGTTATTGGGGCGTTCGGTGCGGCATGGCTAACGATCAAGGCCTTCTCCATCATTACCGAAATCGTCGGGGGTATCGTTGCGCTTGTTCGGGTAATCCAGATGGGTGCGGCGGCGGTATTGCTCTTTACTTCGCCATGGGCATTGCTTGCGGCTGCTATCCTTGCGGTAGTGGTGGCACTGGCCATTGTTACCGGCACCATGGATGGGCTTATCAAGACGGTTGGTGGCTTCACTGGCAAGCTTTGGGAAAGCGTCACGGCTCAAACCGGGTTCAAGGATATCGCGGGCGAAGCGCAGGCGGCGGCAACTAAGCTTGATCAAGGCTTTGCAGGCATTACGTCATCAGCGCAGGGCATGACGACCGCAACCAACGACAACAAGGCGGCGGTTAACTCTTGGTCTAAGTCTGTTGTGACCGACGTGAACAAGGTCGTGAGTGCCTACAATATGTTGCTAGGGACGCAACGCGAGGCGGCGGCGGCTGCTGGTGCTGCGCAGTTCGCCAAGAACAACCCCGGTGCTGGCAATACCAAAACTAGCGGATCGTTTACAACGATTGGCGCCGGGGCCAACAATAACGGCGGTAGCTTCAAGCGGTTTGCTGCGGGCGGTTCGTTCAAGGTCAATGGCAAGTCTGGTGTTGACAAGAACCTAGTTCAGTTCCGTGCCAAGAATGGCGAACGTGTTGACGTGTTGACTACGGCACAACAACGGGCGCAGGAGGAAAACCGCAAGCGTCAAAGTGATAGCCAAGGTAGCTCTCCCGTGTTCGTGTTCAACATTACAACTCCCGATGCAGACAGCTTCCGCTTGTCGCGTCAACAGATGGCCAACGATACTTACGCGGCCTTGGCTTAAGGGTAAATCATGTCTAACGCTTTTGATAATGTGCGCTTGCCGGTCGATATCGAACGGGGCGCTATGGGCGGTCCTGAATACCGAACAACGGTGATCGTCATGGCCAACGGTCGCGAACGCCGCAATCAGGAATGGGAAGTGCCCCTTTCCTCATTCAACGTCGGTTACGGTATTCGGTCAAGGGCAGCAATGGAAGAGGTTATTAACTTCTTTCACGCTCGGGGTGGTCGTGCACGCGGGTTCCGGTTCAAGAACTGGCTAGACTTCACTGCCACGACTAACCCTGTCGGTGAGATTGCAGGCGAACCCTTGCAGCGTCAACTTATCCGAACCTATCCCGACGCCATAAACCCGCAACTGCGTATTGTCGCGTATCCGTTGCCAGCAACGCTCAAGGTTTATGTAGATCAGGTGTTGACAACGGCGTACACGCTACAACCTAACGGCGTGCTTGAATTCGATACCGATCCCGGCCCCGACGTTGTTGCAAGCTTTGAGTTTGACATTCCGGTACGGTTTGGCACCGACCGACTAGACAACCGGCTCAACACGTTTATGGAAGGTGAAACACCTTCTATTCAGATTGTAGAGCTACGCCCATGAAAACGGTAAACCCGGCGCTCGCTGCACTGATCGTGCAAGACCTTACCAGCTTGTGCCGATTGTGGGCAGTGACCTCCCCGGATGGCTTGATTTACCGGTACACGGACCACCATTCCGCAATCACGTTTGAAGGCGAACTTTACAGTTCGTCTCAGGCGTTTTCGGCGTCGGCAACGCAGCTTGTCGCTAATAATGCCGGTAGTGACGTTGAGATTGAAGTTCTGCTAGATGACGCGGAACTAGATTATACACGACTTGAACGCGGCGTCTTTGACAACGCAATAATCACGCTGGCAATTGTATCCTATCGCAACCTTGATCTAGGCAGCATTGTCCTGCTTGACGGTGCGGTCAACTCTACACAGTTACTAAATCATTACGTCGGTTCACTGGCCATTGGGCCACGTCTTGACAAGGTTAGCAAGTCGATTTGTGAAACCTATACCGCAACTTGCCGGGCGGGGTTTGGTGATAGTCGTTGCAAGGTTGATTTGTCTGCCCACACGGATGCGTTCACAGTCGAAACGGTATTGTCGGGGCAGGCTTTTACCAGCCTTGAGGTTGCTGCCAAGCCAGACAAGCACTACGCACAAGGAACCGTCACTTGGTTGACTGGTGACAACGTTGGCATGCGTATCGAGGTAATCACCAACACGGCCGGGAACGTGCTTACATTGCTCCCTTGTGCCCTTCCTGTACAGCCGGGCGACACCGGGACAATCACGCGGGGATGCTTCCACACGGTTGCCGCCTGTAAGGGTTACAACAACCTCCCCAACTACCGGGGCGAACCCAATGTGCCGGGTGAAGAGGGTATTAAATAATGTCAACACGGCAACCGACGCCAAGCAACTACCGGCGCAGTGGTTATACCGACGCCCGCAATGATGGGTACAGGTCGGAAATTGAACGATATACCAAGTTGCCCGGTAGTGGTGACGTGGTTAAAGAAAAGTATAACAGTTGGACCCGTTCATGGCACCCGGTTTCGGTTGACCCGCTAGAAGCGCTGCTAAACAAGTTCGAACCGACGATTACCCGCAAGGTAGTGGAGCAACAAACGCCCGCAAACCCCGGTATTCGGTTGGTTTCTGTCTCCACTTACGGTATCACCGTACCCGTGTCCATTGGGCGCCGGGTTGTCACTGGTAACATTGTTGACGCAGAGCCAATCACGCCCCGGCTAGAAGGCGCGTATGAATATGAAGTTGCGGAACGTGTACCAGTTTACGACAACGGGGGGCCTAGCTAATGGCAATTAATCCGACTGAACAGCAATTTGCCACGGTTGACGACCGGCTAGAGCGGCTAGAAGCGGCAACCGGGAATGAGGTTATACGTTATGATGAAATCTATACCACATACAAATTCCCCGGCGAATACGTCTTTTACGGAACGTTCGTTGTCTCGCTTGGTGAAAGTGTTTCAAAGGACGGTGAACGTCCGTTTGTAACCCGGCTATGGGCCAACGGCGAAGAAATCTATAACACATACACGGGTGTCATTAAGCCCGGTTTGTCGTTTGAATTCTATGACGGCAACGAAACTCAGGGCGTCGTTTACCGGGACATGCACTATCGGGGCCTTATGTGCCTTGTGTTCCGTGATATGAACCTAACAGACTTCGGTAACTCATACCCGGCAATCACGGCAGAACTTTACGATAGCGACGCATCGGTTGGCAATACATACGAACGCAAGACGTTCTCCTATGACACCCGCAAGGCGCTTTCGGTTCAGTTGTCGAAAGAGCTAAACCGCATTCACAAGGCGATGAACAGCGGCGTTTTTGCTTACGGTTGGATGGCTGGTAATTACAGCTATCTTGATTTTTGGTCGGTTGACACAGGTTCGCTAGCCCCGGTTGTCAAGACTGGTGCAGCTTACTTCATGCCGAATAACGGCGCCGCTTTCGTGGCATGGTTTCCAGAGATCGCGGCCACGGTCGCATATTTGAATGATAGCTTCTCAGGGTTCGCGCTTGGCGTCTATGAAGATTGGAACGGTAGTCTAACTTACGCTCAATCACGGTTCACAATCGACGCGAGCAACAACAGCCCTAGCGGTTTTGCGGCCCCGTATGCTTTGGCCCGTATGAGCGTAACGGCGCGGGGTGTGGTGAAGCACTACGCCTTCATGTACAACGCAGACGGTGACGGCAATTTCGGCGTCTTGGCAGTCCCTAGCGCAAGGTTCCTGCGTTGGGCGGCGAATGGTGACAAAAGCATTTCCCCGTGGTTTACCCCGGTTAATCCGTCGTTGCCCCCTAACCTGCTTGTCGGTCGCGAGAGTGACGGCGAGACTGTGGGCTATGTTCAGACACACCGCGAAATCGGCAAGATCGTATTCCGGCCGTCAAGCATGTCGAACGGGTATTATCCTGATGCGTTGGATCATTCGGTTAATGCCAAGTGGTATGATCACCCCGGTGATTTGTACATTCAACAGTGCTTTTACGATACGACCAACAACCGCGTCGTCGCTATCATTATCAAGGTCGATAACGTCACGGCTTACGCTGTGGCTATCAATGACGACGGTTCGATTGAATGGACTAGCCCCGACTTCCCGCGCCCCCCTATCAAACTAGGTGATATGACCGGCGAAGGTACTAGCGACCTGTCTAAAGGTACGCTGGTGCTTACCCGTGCCGGTAGTGCAACGGTTCTAACCAAACTTAACATTTTGACTGGTGAAGTCGAGGCCATACCATCGTCTAACCTTAACATCAATCCAACGCAGCTTGCGGTTTGGGATAGCCGAACTAATCGCCTGTGGACCGGTGACCTTTCGTACGTCGAGGTTGGTTCTCCAACCCCAACACTAGCCGGGGGTGATACCGACTTTACCGGCTCCTTGACTATTTCCGAACTGCTGAATGCTTACGCCAAGCATGTAGGTTACAGCCCTGCGGATGTGCGAACGGTCAACACCGACCATATGAAAATTTACGGCTATGTTGTCAGCAACAATGGCCCTATCTCTGATCTGGCCGGTAACCTTGGCGGCATCTATGGGTTCAATTGGTTCAGTGTTGGCGACGAAATAACGTTCAAGTCAGCTTACGACGCAGACGGCGTTATTGTCCTTGATGCAACCTTGACTGAAGATCAGCTAGCAACTTTGTCCGATAACATCGGCGCGGTTGATAGCCTCTCAGTAAGTCGCAATAACGACAACGCGGCCCCGGCTAGCGCGTCGTTTACGTACTTCGATATCAACAACGATTTCAAGTCCGGCAATATAAAAGCGCAGCGCGGGCAAGACCCGTTGCCCACACACAAGAGCCAATCTAAGCTTGATTTCACCGTGCCGGTTTCTATGGAAGCCGAACAAGCTCAAAAACTTGTTTACGGCATGATTGCGCGAGCATGGGCGGGTAAGGTTGCTTATAGCATCCGCATACCAAGCGACGGACTAATTTACGAACCCGTTGACGTTGTGAAGTTCGATGCAAGCGGGCGTTCGTACACAGGTATCGTTTCGCAGACACGTATCAATGCCGATTTCAGTGTCTCGCTAACCTTGACTGAAGCGGCGGGCGCTGTCCATCCGGCAGTGGTGGAAGCGCAACCGCCTCGGGTCACACCTTCGGCCGGGCTCCCGGCGCGTGTCGTCTTGTTTGACGTTCCTGATCTGCTGATCTCCGATTATCAGGAAGGTTTCTTTAACATCATGGCTATCGCCGGTAGCTATGACTTTGACAGCTTCAGCGGGGCAATAGTTGAACAAGTCAGTGCCGACGATCCTCGGGACGTTACCCCGCTGCTAGTGTTCACGGCTGAAGAACAGGGCTACACAGGTGTTGTGTTGGAACCCCCGGCTTTCTGGCCTGATTTCGAATACCTAGACACACTGAACAGTCTTGTAATTAAAGCCGACAATATCCCGGCTGAACGCTTTGTTACAGCTACCGAAGCGGAAATGATCGCTGGCGCTAACTTGGTGGTTATCGGAAACCGGGAAAGTTCTGAATACCTTCAGTTCGGTGATTTCGAATACCTAGGTGATAATCGGTGGCGGCTGTACAACCTACTTCGCGGTAGGTTCGGTACGGATGCTATGGCCGGTACGGTCATGCCTAGCGCCAACTTCGCCTTTCTCGACAATCATAAGTTGTTCCAATATCGGAAGGAACTTGTTTCCCGCGAAGATACAATTAAGTACCGTTCGCGCTCGCCTCGGCAATCACCTTGGCAGGTCAATTATGAATATATCGAACCTGTGGGCAACAGCCGCAAGCCTTACGCGCCAGTTGATGTTTACGGCTATCGTAACGAAAACAATGACATTCGTTTTGAATGGGTACGGCGTGCGCGTGTCTATAACAACCCGCCGACACCTTTCGAACCAATGCCACCGCTAGACGAGTTGTTCAACGAATGGCTTATCAGCATTACAGACGAAAATTTTGGTGGTGCATACCGTGACGCGTTTTTTATCGCCCCGGAACTTGACAAGCCCTCATACAACTATCTTACATACCTGCAAGAACTAGATGGCAATATCATTGGTGACGTTGCCTATCTTAGGTTGCACCAGCAAATCGAGAATAAGCCGGTGCAGGGCTTCAGCTACAATTACACGGTATCAATCGTTGATGAAGGTAGCGTGCTGCTGAAGATGCGTTTTGACGGTGGCGGCGCTATGGCTGCTCAAGTCGAAATCGAGGCAATCCCCACAATGGGCGTCCACATGGACGGCGGGGGCGCTATGTCCGTGAACATTGCTCGGGAGATCACCCTTTCGGCCGCCATGGGGCTCGGGGGCTCAATGGGCACCAGCTTGCAGAGCGGTTATCCGATCATTGCGCGGTTCGACGGCGGGGGCTCCCTGTCGATCGATCTTGAGACGCCCCATTACCTCCGCGCCGTGATGGCTGGTGGTGGCGACATGGAAACCGATCTTGTGCGGACGGTGTATCTGCGTGCTGTAATGTCCCTTGGTGGAGCAATGGAAACCGATGTTACTAACTCGACATTTGATTTCGTCGGTACACTTGCTACCCTAAGTGCAGACGGTGTTAAAACAGGTTCGGTATCAAACGTTAACGTTGCGTTTGACACACTCAACTATAACTATGGTGGTTGGTCCCTTTCTGGTAACGCCGTTGTAATTCCAGCGGGTGTTACACACGTTGACATTGAAGCCGCTGCTAGAATGGATGATTTGTTAACGGCGGCTTATGGTGTATTCATACTAGTAAATGGTGTGATTGTAGCTAGTAACCGTTCGCGCAGCAATACCTCGGGTGGTTACGTCGAAAACGTATTGGCTGTTTCCCGGATTAACTACCCTGTTAACACAGGTGACACCGTATCCTTACAGTGGGTTAAAGCTTCTGCAAGTACCCGTGGAATGCTTAAAGCTCACACTTACCTGTCGATTAGGAAAGTTCAATGAGTATCGTTCTAATAAACTTGAATGCTGACCTAGTTGGCATGACGTGGCCAACTAACCCGGTGTTGTTTAACCAAGAGGTTGTGGATACGGCCGGGGCGTTTAACCCCGGTGTTCCCGGCCGCATAGTAACACCCGCTGGTAAAACACTAGTTCGGCTTGAAGCATCTTTTACAGTACCTGATAGCGGCACTAGTGGCGGTATGTTCCTTAAGTTCTATCGTAACGGCGTTGAAATGATCGGTTCATGGGATCAACGCCGCAATGCTTCTGGCAGCTATGCTAACAACGTTTGCCGGGGGCTAGCACCGTGGCAAGCTTGTACGCCCGGCGATTACTTTGAGATAGGTGTAGGGGTTAACGGGTTGGGCAATCCAACCGTTATTTCAGCAAGCGTTAACACGTGGTTCGCCGCTTCATTCGAATAAGAAAAGCCCCGGTATTATCCGGGGCTTTTTAGTCTCGATAGCCTGTAATCAGACCACCGGGAAAGCCGCTCCTTGCGGTATTCCCATTCGGCCTTGTCAATCTCCCCTCGCATCCACATTTTGCGCAACTGCGCCCGGCGCTTGTGGGTAGCCTCTAGCAGGTTGTAACGCAGATCGCCGTTAATCATCCCTACCATGCCGCTCATTCCGCGTAGCTCGCAACCAGCTTATCAAACGACGCCATAACGTCGTTAACTTCGCGAATTGGTGCCGGAACTATAAGAACTTCCCAACCACGGTCCGATAGTTCATCCATCAGGTTATCGCGAGCGGCAAGGTTTTCAACCTGCATAGTGTACGTACGTTCAATCTTTTCCTGTACGCCGTGATGGTTGAGGTAAGTGGTAATCGTTACGCGGTAGGTTCGCATCTGGATAACTCCTTGTTTCGTTATCCAAAGATATAAACGGGTTCATTGCTACCGTCAACACCTATTATGCACAATCGCCCCAAGTGTCGCCCGTGGTGCTATCGACCTTAATCGGAACCCGCATTTGAGTGGTTTGTTCCATGGTATGCTGGATGAAGCGGAAGGCCTCATTCATCTGCGGGCTATCGTCCTTCTGGCTCCACCCTAGCTCATCGTGAACCGTGATCTGCGGAACCCCGGTGAAATCGAATACACCGCTATTCCAGCAAGCGAGCATACCGGCTTTCATAATGTCCGGTTCGGAACCTTGGAACTTATAGTTCACAGCGCGGTAAAGGAACGCAAGTTGAATAAACTGACCATAGCGCTTAATCGCATCTTCATACGGGAGGGCGATTAGCTTTTCTTTGTTGTAGCCTCGGGGCTCCCAAAGGTTGAACCGGACCTTTCGGCCGCGCAAAGTGGTGATGTAACCGAACTGTTGCGCCTCATCGGCAATCGCCTTCATTGTGGGCTTTACGTAAGGGGCGCCGCGATAGTATGCATCAAAGAAAGCATTGACTTCAGCGTCGGTCATACCCTTCAGGTACTTGTAAACCATCGTCTCCTTGCCCACACCGTAAAGCAGGGAAAAGTTCACGTTCTTAATTGGACGGCGCCGGGTAGCAATCTCCTTGGCGTCCGTGGTTGACCAACCCATAAGCGGGGCCGTCTCCATGTAAACACGAAGATGGTAATCCATGTTTGCATCATTGATATAAGACTGGCGCAAATCCTCGGCACCCCCATAGGGGCCGTTAGGATCGTCAACCGCATAGTGTGCAAGGATGCGGTAATGGATTTGGGAGTAATCGTTTTTGCGGTATAGGTGATGACCGGGGCGCTTTGGCACCAGCTTTCTAATACGCTTCCCCATTTCCGTACGTGATGGTATATTCTGAAAATTTGGGTCCGAACTTGAGAACCGACCAAGCTTAGTGCCGTTGCTTTCTCCCTTGAGTGGGTGGAATAGCGGATAGATAAAACCGTTGACGTTCTTGTCGAGAATGTAGCTCTCAACAAACGTTCCCTTGATCTTTTCATATTCACGGATGGTAAGAAGCTTTTCGGAAACCGGGTGTTTAAGCGCCTCTAGCCATTCTTTTTGAATGGAGGGGTTACCGTTCGGTGCAGTCTTGGTTGGGGCCGTACGCGGATACTTAACCCCAAGATGATCAAGCAATTTGCCAATCTGTCGGCTATCGCTGCTTTCGTCGCCCTTGGTATTGACCAAGCGATAACCGAATTCATGTTCTAGCTCTTGGTAAAGGCGGCTAATATCTTGTTCTAGCTCGCCACGGAATGCATACGCGCCGGGAACGTCCACATACACCCCGCCGCGTCTCATGGCAACAAGCATGGGGATAAGGCCGTGTTCTAGGTCGTATATCTCGCCAAGGTTTTCACGGGCAATAATCTGCCATTGTTTCTCGATAATCCTTAGCGGCTGGTGTGCGTCACCTTCACCGTAGTAACCGACCAAGCGAGGCGGGGAACGGTATATGTCCTTGCGCCAAGTCTTTTCGGTTGTTTTATAAGCTTCCACAGCCCAACGCTTCAGCATGTCGGATTGCTTACGTTCGGCTAGGTATTTGATTGCGAGCGTATCAAGTGAAACACTGTCAACAGTATTGTCTAGAATTGCTTCCGCGAATTGAATGTCATGGAATGGCCCTTTAACGTTCACGCCCTCTTCAGCCATCCAACCAATATCATAAAGCAGGTTGGCCCCGACCTTGGGGAGCGTGTTGTCGCCAAGTGCATGTTGCGCAAATCGCATAACTTGCACCGGGTCCATATTGTCATGGGGTTCTACCTCATGCCGCATAGGGAAGTACCAACTACCGGTATTACCCTGTCTGTCCATAGCCGCAAGCGACCAACCGACAATGTGACCTTTGCCGCGCCCCCAACCGGGACCGGCAAGCGTTAGTTCAGGGTCTTTGGTTTCGCAGTCGAACGATAGCCGCACGGCTGCTGAGAGGTTCGGGAAAGAAGTTGGGGCTTTCCATCCGGTGTTGGGTATAGGTGGTAACGCCCGAATATGGGCGTCCTTCTTTGATACCATTTCAACCTTGTCGAAAAGCCCCATAGTCTTTAACCCTTAATGCCTGCATCTGCGTCGGTTAGTCCGTTGACCCAACCGCTTGCAGAAAACCCGTCGTTGTTACCCGATGGTTGATTGGTGGACAAGGTAAAACCTTGATCGCCGGGCAACTGAAGAACGTAAGCATCCGGGTCCGTGAAATCTTCCTGCGGTTGGTCAAGAAGCTGGCTGTTATGCGCCGGATCATATGCAAGCCCCTGTTCAGGGCCTTTCTTCCAATTGCCCTCAGGGTTGAGATCGCCGGGCGGGTCAATCATCTGGACGGCGCTGGCATTCCCCCAACCGTCCGCAACTGTGGGCTTTGGACCTTCCGACTGCTGATTGCCCCAATTCCCGGCCGTTTGCCCGGCTGCGGGCTCGGGAAGCGGTTCAAGCCCTGCCACGATACCCCGGCAGTTGTCACCAAACACCAGCATAAGTGGAACTTCGAATTCCTCTGTCACGCCGTAAAACTTCGCAATCTCTGCCAAGGCGAGGAACTGCTTACCGTCAACGTCAAACGTTGCCGTTGCTTCCTTGACTTCAAGTGCCGCACCTTCTTTACGGTCGGGGTGTGTGCGGATGATGCCGGGGCGCATAATAACACGATCAACGGCGAACGGGAGAACTTGTCCAATAGCTGCCCACACTTTAGGGTCAAGGTCGGTGCGATTGACGCTCATGTTGACACCGCGATAAAACAGGTCAATCGCGTCATTGGGCCAAGCGTCGTTAGAATAGAGATTGGTACGCAGCCAAGCGCCATTTTCGAACCAGATGGTAAGGCTTTTCCAATCCATGCCAATACCTACCCCGGTTGGCTTTAGGGTGGCAGCGGCCTTGACGACGGCGGCAACGAACTGCCGGGGCAAGATCACCGGGGGCAGGTTGTCACTGATCTTGGTTTCAAGGAATACGGCGCCGTTTGTTGCCATAACGGTTGCATCTTTGGTAATGCGAACCGACGAATAGAGAACGGTGTCGCCCGTTTCCGTCGTAACCTTGAGCGCGTTAGCAAACGCCGCCATCAGGTTTTCAGGGTTGTTGATAAGGCCCTGCGCCGCATCAGGTGCAGTTTGGATTACCTTGTCGTATTCCAGCGCCGGGACGATAGCGTTGTACTTGTCCGAACCGATTTCGAATTTGCCGTCTTGGTGCACCGTAAGTGTGAAACTCTTGTCGGTGTTTTCCAGCGCGTCGGCAAATAGCTTTGCATGCGGATAGCCCGCAACGTCTGCCGGGATAGGATGACCGGCCGCAACGATACCGTCGAACATGATGGCCGTACCGGTATTCATCCAAACGTAATGCGCCTGAATGGGCGACGTTACCGTTGCCGCCTTAAGTACATTACCGAACTTCAGCGCCGCTAGGAGATTGCCAGCGACTTCATTCTTAGCGGCCTTGCGGCCCCGTGGTTGTCGTGCCATTTCAATACCTCATTCATACTCATAGTTGACGATCTGGGGAATAGGTTCTTTATTCGTCCATACCCGGATTTTGACCGGTTCGCGCATGTACGACTTATTGCAGTATTTTATCGCTTCCGCAATAGTTGGCGGCGGTCCCCATTCGGGATGCTTAAACCTTGCGTTCCACCACTGCCGGGCTTGGTGTTGGACATAACCGGTATGTTGTAAGTTAACATAGTCTGTCCATTTCTTTGTCTTGGTGTACCAGTAATCTACCCGTAGATAGGGTGTACCCGATGCCCCTACCTGCGCACTATAACCGGTGAGAATAACGTCGAACCATTTGAAATCGTCGTTACCATCGGAAATAATGTCTTGTGTGCTGGCTTCAGAACCGAACTTGACCGCAAAGTCGAATTCCGCGCCGCATGTCTCGCAAAACCTGAATGACGGGTGATTGTAGTTACCGCATCCCGTCGCCCCATTACCCCGGTGCTTAAGCCGTGGCGTCTCGCATATCTTGATTGGGGGATCACCGCCCCTCCCTGTCGCCCGGCTAGGTAAGACCGGATCGTTGATAGGCCCTAGATTGCTAGTATTGTGGGCAAAGTCGAGTACCAAGCAATTCTGTTTATAGCTGTTGGCGATAGCCAGCAACCGCCCTTCGATAGTGCTGAGATCGAACCCTTTAACATAGAATGGGCGTGTGCCTCGGCCTAGCATCTGAACCCACAAACTAGACGACATTGACGGCCGCAAAACCGCAATGAGATCAATGCCGGGATCATCGAACCCGGTTGTGAGAATGTTGTTGCATACGATAGCCCGGTACTTATTACCGGCCTTGAAATCCGAAATACGCTGATCGCGTTCTTTCTTCGGCACGCCGCGATGAACTGCCGTGGTTGGGTAACCCATGGCATTGAGCATTTCGCTAATGTGGTCGGCATGCTCGACACCACTCGCGAAGATCAACCACTTGCGCCGGTTCTGCCCGTGGTGCGCAAGCTCTTGCATTGCTTTCCACGTGATCTCACGCTTATCGACGGCTTTCTGCACCTGTGACATGTTCAAGTCACCACCCGACATACCGACACCGGTAACGTCAAGCTTAGTCTGCATAGGCCGGGCAACTAATCGGACTAGATAGCCCTCATCAAAGAACCTGTTGAACGTGTGTAATTGGGTATAGTCAACAATGGTGTCTGTGAACAAGCCGCCCGCATCGGTAAGCTTGCCCTGCCCCATACGCCAACCTGTAGCAGTAAGCCCCACCACCCGCATGCGCGGGTTGATCTCCTTAAGTTCGTTGATATAGGTCCGGTAAATAGTCTCGCTATCCTCGGGAACTAGGTGCGCTTCATCAATCATAACCAAGTCAGTGTGCCCAAACTCTTTTGCTTGGCTTTTAATTGACATGATACCGGCCATAGTGATCGGCATATATGATTGCTTAGTATTGAGCCCGGCCGAATAGATACCGACCGGGGCGCCCGGCCAATTGTCCGTAAGCTTTTCGTAATTCTGCCGGATAAGCTCTTTCATATGCATAAGCACTTGAACGCGACGATCTGGACGCCGCTGCAACACCCGTTGAGCAATTCCGCTAATGACGTGCGATTTGCCCGTACCTGTGGGCATAAGAATAAGGCCGTCACCTGTTGTATTGTTCAGGTAATCGAATGTCGAGTTGATCGCTTGTGTTTGATATTCGCGTTCAGCCATTGCGTCCAACCGGTTTCCACTGCTGGCAACCTACCTTAATGAAATCCTTTGGGATAACACCGTTGTTATAACCGCAAAACCATTCGCCATCTTTGACCGGGACGGCGTAGTTGCACGAACGGCAATTCTTTTCGTAATCGGCGCTGCGGTGGCAAACCTCTGCCATATCGCAAGTCTTGCACTTGAAGTATGAGGGCAACTCAGACAAGCGAAGTGGAGGCTTTACCGCCTGAATAACTTCCTCTGCCTTGCGGTAGTTCTCATCTGCCACCGACCAATCAAGCTCGACAATCTCAATATGTAAATCGTCGTCATTCTTGTTGATAGCGCAGTATAGCGCATACTTGAATTTGTAGTATCGGCCATAGGTACACATTTGAACCCAATGGGTAGGCTTGGAAACCTTAACACCTTCCTTGACCAACTTGGTAAAAGACCTTTCACCGTGCGTCTTGTACTCAACAAGAATAGGCCCAACCTCAACAAGCATACGCAGCCATTCCGGCGCCATGCCCACACTATCGAGAGAACCGCCATAGTGACCACCAACGCCGCTAATACGCGTCTGATTGCCGTTGTCGTCTGTATCCCAAATGCGGAAGCCGATCCCGCGCAACCACTCGATAAAACGCGCTTCCTCTTTATGTCCGCGATTGAATAGCCGCGCCATGCGACCGGGTGCCCGAACCTCTTTAACCCAACGGAACACATACCACATATACCGCTTGCACTCCCCGCCGATTAGCGAGGCGCCAAGGTGGTTGCGGTGGCCGTCGTTGTAGGTGTTTTCGCAATACTTATCGATTGCGTCGTGTATCTCCTTGGCCAGCGCTTGGCGTTCATGGGCATAGAGTACACGTGTCATAGTTTGTTCAATCACTAGAGAAAAGAAAGGCGCGGGGTTAGCCGCGCCCTGTTTGCTTAACCGTGGTGGAAGCTGTTACCAGCCGCCACCCTGATTTGGCTGGCCATTGCCACCAGAGTTGCCCCAACCGCCGCCATTGTTGCCGCCGTTGTTCTGCGCTGGCTGCTGATTGTTCTGCTGTGGCTGATTGTTGCCACCGCCTTGCGGGTTCCAACCACCATTGCCGCCCTGCTGATTGTTCTGCTGTGGCTGTTGCTGTGGCTGATTGTTCTGTCCAAAACCGCCGTTGTTCTGGCCGTTCTGCTGGGGCTGCTGATTGTTGTTCTGTCCTGCGTTGTCGCCCCAACCGCCGCCATTCTGCTGTTGTGGCTGCTGTTGTGGCTGGCCGAACCCGCCGCCGTTGTTGTTCTGCTGGGGCTGGCCGAACTGCTGTTGCGGCTGCTGCGCTGGCTGCTGATTGTTGCCGCCGAACTGCTGAACGTTCTGTTGGTTCTGCTGTGGCTGGTTTGCACCAAAGTTCGGCATGCCACCTGCACCGCCCGGCTGTCCACCGGCGCCGTTGAGAATGTTCGAACCGGCCTTACCGGCTTCATTGCCGTTACGGTCGGCATAACCACGCCAGTTCGTCTGCGGGGTTGGGTTCGGATATTGCGGCGTCGGGGCCGAAGTCTGCGTGACCGCCTTGGCAAAGAATGGCTGATTGTAAAGTTCAGCCGTCGAATTGATCTGCCGATCAACGCCGAAGATGACACGAATGAGCGTTGCAAGTTCCGCATCAGCGCGGCCCTTGGTTGCCGTGTCCGTGTGCCAGACGTTGAGGCCGATAACGCTTTCCTTACCGTTATCAACGCCAGCGGGGTCATTGACGCACTTGACATTCAGCAACAGCCGCCCGCCCTTGCTGGCGTCGGAAAGTGCACGCTGGCTTGAACCGGTGATGATCAGGCCTTTCCAGCCATCAGCAAAGACCGGCAAACCGAAAGTTACGTCGTCAATACCAACGCTTGAAAACGGGAGATTAACGCCTTGATCCATGGTATAAGTTCCTAGTTACGGGGTGCAGTGATTTTGTTGATTATATGGGTTAGGTTAGGTGGTTCCCAATAATCGAGGCGACCGCTGCGGTCCTTCGCCTCATTCTGATGATCGCGCTGCGTGCGCAATGCCGATTGAATATTACCGTTTTGGTTGACCGTGACAAGCTGGAAACATTCGTCAAACATGTACGGCATATGTTGGTCAAGCTGTTGACCCGGCATAAGCGGCCCCTTGAGGAAACCGCCCGTGCTTTCGTCCTTAACCTTGCCTTCCTTCATAATGAAGAGAACGTGACGTTGTGGGAAATCCCGCCATTCACGAACCTCATTAAGAACTTCCTGCGCCATTTCACCATAGCCCTTGCGAGGGTCTTTGTTGCTGGACATGCGCTCCTTTAGACACCGCTCGGCGATATCGGAGGCGCTATCCAGACAACAGGTAAAGAAGCGCTTATCGTTCAAAAGGTACTGCCTTGTCGCTATAAGCTGTTCAAGGCTGGTAATCCGAATGAACGGTATGTTTTGATCATTGAGGGATAGCAAGCCGTTTTCGGCTGACAAGATAATAGGCCGGGGCGCCGTAGCACATAGCCGTGTCTTGCCTGAACCTGCCGGGCCATAGACCATCATCTTAACGCCGTTGGTCGTACCAACGTCTCGGGTGCTTTGAATAACGATCTGCGGGGGCGGTTGGTAGTTCATATTTCCTCTTGATTGTAATCGGGGAAGGCCGGGGCGAAGATCAACTTGCCTTTTCCGGGGCTCGCTCCATTACAAATGAAGTGCCTGCCTTCCCCTACCCCGACTGCTAGCGCCGGTATTCGCGGGGGTGGCCTACACGGGAGCTACCCGGAAAGAACCACCCCTAACCGCTAACCCTATCAGCGCACGGGAGCGCCGTACAAGATTAGACCGGTATTTAATGATATGGTGACGAAACCTTGGGGGAAAGTTCCGTCACCATACCGCCCCGTACGGGGAACCTTGTTAAGCGTTGGGGTAGATGATTTCGACTTGAGCGCTTTCGGGGGTGATCGTCAACACACCGTCAATAATATCCTTAATGCGCTTGTGCGTCGGGTTGGTCATGTCCAACTTCTTATATTCACTGACCGAAAGTTCAGGCTTCCACTTCACCAGCCGTTCAGCGATAAACTCGCCTTCATTGCCGGTTTGCTCAATCGCATCGACGGCCGCGTTGGTGCGTGCTGCGTCGTCTGCCTTGTCGAGAGTGTAGCGCAAGCCGGTAACAGCCTTCAGCTTCACACCACGGCCAAGATCAAGGTTGTTCGTTCCGACCTTGCGCGTGTCTGCCGGGAAGCACAAATCGACAACCTGCGTGCGCAACGTGCGCTCAAGTGCAATTGCGTTGTCTGAAGCCTTCTTGGCCTGCTCCCACTGCATAACAAGCTGATCGCGAGCCGTGATGTTTGCAGCCGTATTGACGATATTCATTTTGGTAATTCCTTCACCGCTGAAGTTGGTTGTTCGATCCGGTATAGCGTCCACCTTAAACAGCGACGGAAAAACTAAACACCGCACCGGATCGAATGGACGCAACCTAGACTGTGGGCAAAGGGCGGTCAAGCCTCAATTAATTAAAAATTGCACTTGGCCAAATAGCTCTTTCGATCTAGTTTCGGCTTTTCCCCACATAGAGCGTTCGGAATGCGTGACCCTAACTATAGTAGCCCGCTGGTGCGGCATGTACAAAAGCTAGTGCGCGAGCGCCCGGCGAACCTCCTGTTGAAGGATTTGGCCGCCGAAGTGAAGGTGACCCCGACATGGCTCGGGGCGTTCGCCAAGGGCGGATTTGAGACGGCTTCCGCTCCTGTGGTCGAGAAGCTTTATATTCGCCTAACCGGTAACCAACTTATCAATGACTAACTTTGACCGCGTTCCCCTGCCGTTGCGATTGCTTCCGCAATGGGTGGTATGGAAGGTTGAGACTACTGAAACCGGTAGGCTAACCAAGGTTCCGTATAACCCAACCACGTTCCAAACAGCCAGTTCAACAGACCCGACAACATGGGTTCCGTATGACGTTGCCGTGTCTGCGCACCAGCGCGGCGGTTGGGATGGTATAGGCTTTGTTCTATCGGCCAATGATCCGTATGTTTTCATTGACCTTGATGACCCTTACCAAATCAATCCAGACGGCACACCTAAACACGCCGATCCTCAAAAGATCGTTGAGTTGCAACATACCGTGTTTGAGCGGTTTGCGGGAACCTATGCGGAATTTTCCCCCTCGGGTAAGGGCCTGCATATAATCGGTATAGGCAACACGCCTTCCGGCCGTCGTCGCAACTCTGTTGAAATGTATTCGACCGCCCGTTTCATGACCATGACGGGTAACGTGTATGCTGATTACCCTGTGGTTGACCGGCAAGCGGCCGTCAATTGGCTTTACGATGAAATGGGCGGCGCCCCTACGGCGCAGGCTGCACAAGCCGAATTGTTTGACCGTGAAAGCGATGACGCGGTTATTGCTAAGTGCATGAACGCCGCCAATGGTGACAAGGTGCGTGACCTTGTTAATGGCAACTGGCAACAGTATTATAGTTCGCAGTCGGAAGCCGATTTCGCGCTGATTGACATTATCGCCTATTACACCAAATCAAAGTATCAGATTGTTCGCCTGTTCAGGCTATCCGCGCTCGGCCAACGTGATAAGGCTAGCCGTGACCCATACGTACTTGGCATGGTTGAACGCGCGTTTGACCGGCAACCGGCTACCGTCGATATCGACGCCGTGACCAATATGCTAAATGCTGAGTTTGGGGAATGGAAGGGTGAGGCCGTTACATCAGCGGTGACGAATGCAACGGCCTCAACTCAACCCGGCGCGGGCAGAGGACCGCAGGCGCAGGGGAGTGCCCCGGCACCATCCATAGCAGTGCCACACGACCCCGGCAACCCCTATTTGCAACGTGTACCCGGCCTGTTGGGTGAGATCGCATACTATATTTACGATCAAGCCCCGCGCCCCGTGCCAGAGATCGCGCTAGCCGGGGCCATTGGCCTAATGGCTGGTATCATCGGCCGGGCCTATAACGTCTCGGGCACCGGGCTCAATCAATACACGCTGTTGTTGACCGGCACCGGCCGGGGCAAGGAAGCCATTCAATCCGGTATCTCTAAGCTTATGTCACGTGTTGTTGACATGAACTATGGGGGTTGCCCGGCAGCAACCGAATTCGTTGGCCCGTCGTCTATGGCCTCGGGTCAAGCCCTGCACAAGCACCTAGACAAGGTTTCCAAATCGTTCGTCTCTATCGTTGGCGAAGTTGACGTGACCTTGAAGAACATGACCGCAAAGAACGCCAACGCCGCGCTCTTGAAACTCCGCGAAATGTACCTCTCTCTATATAGCGTCTCAGGCCGTGGCAACGTGCTTGGTGGTGCTGCGTATAGCGACCGTGACAAGAACGCCGCTGCAATCGCTTCGCCGTCGTATTCCATGATTGGTGAAGGCACCCCCGAACGGTTCTATAACCTGCTTGATGAAGCCATGGTTTCAGATGGTTTGTTGCCCCGTTTTAACGTGATCGAATATGATGGCCGTCGAGTGCCGTTTAATGAGGATCGAGCCAACGTCCAACCGCCTGATTGGCTGGTAAAGAAGATTGCGCAATTGTGTGGGCAATCGCTAATGCTCAACCAACAGGGCAAACCTGTGGACGTTGAAACGACGCCTGAAGCTGATGCCGTGATCAAAGCTTACGATAAACGTTGTGATGACGTGATCAACAATGCCCACAATGACGTAATTGAACAGCTTTGGAACCGCGCCCATTTGAAGGTGCTCAAACTAGCCGCAACCGTCGCAATCGGGATCAACCCATATAAGCCCGTCATTGATGAAAACTGCGCCCGTTGGGCGATATCGCTTATCGATCATTCGACGCACAAGATTGTTGCCAAGTTTGCAGCCGGTGACATTGGCGACGGCATGCTTAAGCAGCTTGGCGACATGCGCAAATCAATTCGCAAGATGCTCGATATCACACCCGACCGCGCCAAAGCCCTCAACATGACCCAAGACATGGTGCGTGACCGTTTGATTAGTCACCGTGGTTTGCAACAGACGATTGCAAATTTGGCGTCGTTTAGGAATGCACGTGAAGGTGCGCCGCGTGCTTTCCAGATGGTTATTCAATCGTTGATGGATGGTGGCGTTATCCAGATCGTTCCACCGGCGCAGCTAAACTCTAAGTATGGTTTGGACGTTGGCCGGTTTTACGTTGTTCGTTCGGTGGCATGGTTGAGCGAAGGGAATTAGGATTTAATTAGCTCGGGGCGTGTTTTACGGTGTTGTAGGGTGTTTTAGATGGAATATGTAGCAATATCAACGTGTTAGCTGCTGTATTAGTGTTTTAGGGGTCTATACTCAATCAGATAATGAAAATGAATTAAATAATGCATTTGAATTCCAATAACGGAAATCGAGTGAATTAAATAAATGGAATGCAATTAATTAATCACTACCCCTCTTCATAACCTAATACACTAATACATATAATACAGAGAATAAGAAAATGAGGAATTCCGGGGCTTTCCGGTGTATTAGGTTGGGCTACAACGGCTAATGCAGCCAAAAAGAATTCAATTCAATTAAATCGGACACGGTAACAATGCCTAAGGCTGACAAGCGTAACCTTCCCTACTGGTATGATCTAGCGTTTATCCCTGCGCAAATATGCTACGTTCCCAATGCTGAAGCTTGGGGAGTGTTTTGCAAACAAATCGGCGTCGAGGAACCTTATCCGATGGCTGAACGGGTCGGCGGGGGCAATTGCACAACGTTTGAGGGCACCAAGGTTAGGGACATGGTTTGTGTGATCACGTTCAAGGTGACCGAGGAAAGCACGCTGCCGTCAATTGTGGGCATTATAGCGCATGAGGTTGTTCACGCCTCCCAATACATAATGCGGTATCTTGAAAACCATCATCGCCCGGCCGAACGCCACGACGAAATCGAGGCATACATTGTGCAATACGGCACTCAGGCGGTGTTCAAAACCTATACCGAAATAATCGCATAATAATTCACGGAAGCAATTGACACGGTAGCAATGGGGGCGTACAAAGGTATCAACAAAACGGAGATACCAAATGACCAAGTTTGAAATGACCACCGCAAAGAACGCTCTTATCGCAAACGGCTGGAACTATGTTTGTGCAACGCTCGCTGGTGCTAATGGTGGTCTATTGTTCTCCCGTCGTGTTGAGGGGGTCAAGGAAACCTTCAAGCTCAACGATAAGACGCTTAGTGAAGTTGACCTTATGATCAAGTATAACGTCTAACAACAGGGAGGGGCGAAAGCCCCTCAACTATTTTCACGGTAGCTATTGACGCGGTAGCAATGCCCCTGTAAAAGAGTAGTCATTGAACAGGAGTTAGCCAGATGGCTTTGCGTGATGTATCCCCCGACTGGAAGCACATTCTTTCATATGCCACCGAGGCTAACCTTATGCGGCGTATCAATCAAGATAAGGCCATGTACCCCGACTATGACGACCGGTTTATTGTCATTCGTACTCCCGAGGGTCGTTGGTCTGCGGTTGTGATGCTGGATCGCAATAAAGGCGGTTATGTTGGCCGGTATGAGTTTATCAAGGTCTAAGGAGCGGTGAATATGACCTTTATTAAAAGCCGTAACCGCGATAACACATATCACGTCGTATCGGGTGGCAAGATAACCGGTACGGTGCGTAAGGTTGAGGCATGGGTTGTGCGCGGCACGCGCATAACATGGGAAGCATATCACGCAGGCAAATACCTTGGGTCATACGAAACCCGCAACAAGGCAGGGGCCTCCCTCTGCCACTAAGGAGCATACCAGATGGTTCGCTATAAACTCCAATCCCTCCCCATGGTGCATACCCCCGGCTTAGTCCGTGCGGCAAGAGCCACGGCTACTACAGACTTTAACTATTGGTCGCGGGTGTTTGCCGAAGGTTACAGCCTCCCGCTTGACGCAGCTAAAGCACTTATTAACGGTGAAGTCGATTACACCATTGACGATGACAGAGCCGTGGTGTTTGAATACCCGGTAGAAACGGAGTAACTAATATGGAAACGGCATTCAATAAGGGTGACCGCGTTAAGTGGCATAAGAATGAAGATACTGGCCCGGTTTGGGCAGTGCATGACGGCCAAGAAGCAACGGTGGACGAAAAGTATTCGTTCGCTGAACATGGCGTAACGGTTAGGATCGTATTTGATGGCGAAAGAAAGGTGTCGCTCGCAAGGGTCACAAGTCTTACACTGGTGAAAGCCAAAGTGCCGACATTGCACGACCAAGCACGCGAGCAATTCGAACTGGCCATGATGTATGGCGAGGATGGGGCTTTTGCATCGGCGGCAACCATCCTTGAGGATATCGCCCTTACCTATCGGCGCCGGGCTAATGCCATTGCGGCCGAACTGAACCAAGGCATGCCAGCTAACCGGCCCCGTGGCCTCAAGGCAGGCGAACCTAAGCTTCCCTATGGGTATGAGGATTAAGGCCATGCACACAGTCGTATTGACCTTTACTAAGGGTTTCGCGGTCACCTGTCACGAAAGCGAAGAACAGGCACGCAAGCGGGTGCGCAATCACGAAAATAACCTTAGCCTTATCTCGGCTGCGATCTACGGCCCTAGCGGTGAAATAAACTGCTATGCCGAAGGTCGGGGTCGTGCAGTAGTGCATAAGTTAGCAAGGGTTTAACCATTATGGATTGGGGAGCTTTGCCTCAGTTTTACATGCTGATAGTGTTCCTAGCATTGATCTGCGCAAGCTAGGAGATACCAATGGCCATGTCTTTCTTCATTCTCTCGGGTTGCTGCATCCTGTTTGGGGTGGTTATCCTTTGGGTCTTGTGGCGCGGGGATTGGTAATGACGACCAACGTTATTGTGGGCAAGCCTCTGCCCCGGTTCTACATACGGCGTATAGTTACAATGACGGGTGTAATGGCTTACGGTGCATTTCGTACCGAATACCGCACTAAAGGCGGTCATTTGTACGGCTCTTATGTCATGTATAGTTCGCGAGGATCGATTGCGCGGGTTATGAACTTTCTTACAGAAAAATTCGGATAAGCGCTTGACGGTAGCAATGGGGCAGGTTATAACCTTAGCTAACAACTAAGGAGATTACCCCATGGCTACCTTCTCGCATATCAAGCATATCAAGCTTTCTATCGCTCTTGAGGTTATCATTAATCAAGGCTTTGCGGTACGTCGTGGCCTCTCCCCTAGAGAACTGCTTATTCTCGACGGCCATAATACGGTGATGGCTATCATCGATATCGAGGAAGAGGCCAATGGCCGGGAGTTTATTGACCGGGCACACTTGGCACTATCGTTCGCAACATTCGGAGTTACACTGAAATGACAACGGTAATAGCAGCCCGTGCCTACACCCTAGCTGAAGTAGATGCCATGCGGGAGGCCATAGAGGCACGATACAAGGCCACCAACTACAGTCATGGTCCTTCCCGTGCAACCACGGTGGTAAGTATCGAGGAACAACTACGGACCTACATGATGGCTGGGGTGAGTGTCGAGGAAGTCGAGGCCGTAGCCAAAGAAGCGGTAGATAAGCGGGCGGCATTCGCCAAGGCTTACGCTGATAAGAGAAAGCTGGCGTTTGTGGAAGCTGAAGCGCGGTTTAACAAAATACACCCAATGCTTTCACTAGATGAACGTTTGGATCAGTTTGATCGAGACTTGAACGCGGCGATGAAATCCCGTAAGGTCTAAGTTTCAATAACCAAGGTGACGAAATGAATATCGGTTTTATAAACGGTGAAATTACTGCAATCGACGGCACTGAAACACAGGGTAGCCCGAAGGGTAAGATAGCTTACGCTATGAAGGTGCTTGCGCAAATGGCGCCCCTTCCGCCCAACTTCACAGGATACGTCGATACCGAGGCCCGCACGCAACACGCGACTATGAACGGTAATGGCGTAGGGGAAGCCCCTGCTTTCTTACCCGATCTTGGGGTTAACCGGTGGAAGTACAGCCACAATCACGACACCATGCGGATCAACTCTAGTGGTAACTACGTGCTGGCCGTCGATTACAAAAAACTTATGGATGAGGTAGCCGAAACCAAGCGCGTGCTGAAGCAGACGCAGGAAGCTTTGACCAAGGCCCTTGACGGGGCAAAGAAGGACAACCAAGTCATTGCTGATCTTGGTAGTGAATTGACTAGGTTCAAGGCTCGGATCATGACGGCGCTGGGGTGGCTTAACTACCGCGATGCTGATCACCTTGTTAACGGCGTTGAGACAACGGTTTCGTTGCTCAAGTCGGCAAGAGAGGAAGCCGACAAATACCAGCAATTCAAGCATGCCTTGGTTACCGTTTTGCAACTTGGTTGGATCAACCCTGCCATGGCGACCGCTGATCACCTGATTGAACGGGTGGTTGAACTG